TCCAAGATAGAGCAATGTTACCATCTGGAGTTTTAGAAAATATGAAAGACGATATACTTAAAGTTTTATCTAAGTATGTTGAAATTGAAAAATCTAAATTGAATATTGAGGTTTCTCCTTGTGATGATGACCCTAGAAAAATAGCTTTAATTGCAAACATTCCTATAATAAAAGCAGGAAATAGAAAATAGAATAAATTTTTAGCAAAAAGAGAATTTTTTAAGATTATATTCTTGAGAAATTCTCTTTTATATTATGTAATTTTATGTTAAAATATATTCTTTTTTATTTTTCTTTTAATTTTAAATACTTTTTATTATATAAAAATGATATTTGTTGGCTACTCGTTGGCTATGTCAAAAAAGAGGGAGTTTTTTTATAAATCTGTGATACAATAAAAATAAAAAGGAGTTTATTATGGGTGAATGGTTAGAAAATTTAATTAAATTATTGGCAGCTATCTATTATCATTTTACATACATCTTCATTTTTTATTACTCAAAACCTTATTGGTTTGTTATAGATTGGTGTATTCCATTACTATGTTTTATATATCTAAAACATAAGTATAGATTTTATTTTCAGGACGGCACAGGAGCAACAATTTTTAGGAACTTAATTTATTCCTTCTTTGGTGCTACATTAGGTGTATGGTGTTTATTAGTTGTTTTTGGTGTAATTTGGCATATAGTAGCCTTTTTTGTTAGAATTTTTGTAAGTTTTGATAAATATTATGTGCCTAGATTAATATGGGATTTATATAAAGACAAAGGATTCTATCTTTTCCCTATATTAATTTTTGTTTGTAATATGTTATCTATTAAATATGATTTTGAAGATTTTGATAAAGTTTATGCAATATATAAAAAGAGAAGGAAAAAATAACCTTCTCTTTTTTTCTTAATTTCTATTTTTATGTAATTCATTTTGATAGACAGTAAGTTTTTCTAAAATTTCGAATTCATCATAACCTTCTGATTTTAATTTTTCTAGATATACATCCAATAATTTCTGCTCATCTTGTGAAGTTATTTCACTAGCTTCTTTTTTATATTCTTTGTAGTCACTATAGAGTTCATTCTGTTCATCCAATTTTTCTACAATTTCTTTCTCAGATAAATTTTTTTCAGAAATTATTTCAATACCATTTCGAATATTTGCTTTTACTTCTTCTTCATTTTCACTATTTATAATAGCATATTTTTTTACAGTATCTATTCCTTTTTCTTCAAGTTTTTTCATTATTTCTATATCATTATATCCAACTTGTCTTTTTAATTCTAATGCATCGACAGCTGTCATTTTTCCATCTTCTACTGCTCTATCTGTCGTAAACTTAGTTATTAAATAGTCTATAAAAGTATTTTCTTTATTATTTGCTATTTTGTCAGATAAAACTAATCTATCATAAATTATCTTTTCTTGTTTATTTAAGTAAGAGTATTTTTTATATTCTCTTTCATCTCCAAAATATTTTCTTAAAAATGTCTCTAATTTTTCAGGTGCTAAATTAGTAATGTCCTCTGTAATTCCTTCATATATACGATTGTACACTGATGATATAGGAGAGCCTCCTCTTTTAGAATAGACAACATCAATAGGAATAGCAGCTTCTAGTCCGTCTTGCAATATTCCTAGAATAGAATCTGTGTTTCCATCTAATGCACTTTTAAATTGAGCTTCCATTTTTTCATCTTCCGAACTTCCTAAAACCTTAGCTTCTCCGTATTTACCACTAAGAGATGCCACAGCTAATAATGTTATCCCAGGAACACCAACAGAAGTTAAATCCTTTATGTTTCTTCCCATAGCTTCAAATGAAAATCTATTTATGTATGTTCCATCTTCTAATTCTACATATCTAGTTGCATCTCCAAAGTATTTCAATATACTTCTATTATAACTTGTAAACATTAATTTTATTTTTGAAGTTATATCTTTTACTTCTGTATTTTCTCTAAGAGGTGCTAAAGTATCTTCTTCATATGAGTTTCTTGTTAATAGTTGATGCAATTTTTTAGTTTTGTCAGAAAACCCATCTTGATACAAAGATTTTTTCAAACCATTAGGAGTATTATTAATTTCTTCTTTCCAGATTTTAAACTTTTCATTATCACCTATTCCTAAAGATTGTAATATTTTTTTAGAAGAAGGCTTCAATTCCATAAAATCTCCAGTGTTCAGTATTTTTTTAATTGTATTTATTCCCACAATTCTAGATGCAATATATCTATTTTTTTGCATAGAATTTTGAAACATCATAGATGTAGAACTTAAGAAGTTTTTAAATTTAGAGAAGCCTGTAACTTCTCCATTGCCTAAAAGCATTTTTGCATTTACTCCTAATTCCATTAAAGCTAATTCGTCAGCATAATCCCCTGCTATTAAATTACCTAGACCTCTATACAATTTCCCTAAGTGGTATGATGTAGATGCCAAAGGCTCTAGTGTTTTATATAATGTAGATACTGCCGCAACAGGTGCGACTAATAAATTTTTTCCTAAATTTCCTCCATATTTTACTGCTTTTAATGAAGCTAAGACAGGATGTGATAAAGTTTCCTTTAACCCACTTCCAAATAGTAACCAACCTCTTGTAAACCCTAACATCATATTAAAGCCATCTTTAAATGGTTCTTTTTGATTATGACTTTTAAATATACTTTCTGATTCAATAAAATATTTTATTTTTTCCATTACTATTGGCGAAATTTCTTTAAAACCTTTATTATATTCATATTCTTCTATAAGATTTTCACCATTTAAAAGATTTTTTCTAAGTATAGGAATTGTATTAAAAAAAGATAATAAACTTCCTTCTTCTTTTACTAAATCATCTAAAACTTTAAAAGGAATTCCCCATGTACTCATAGCGGCTTGCTCATTCATTACAAGTTTATCCATAATATTTAGCATATCATAATTATCTTTTAAATAAGGAGTTGAGAAATCTAAAAAACTATTTATTCTATCCTTTTGTTTTTCTCCTACAAAATTATTTTTTATAAATTTCATTAAATCATAATTGTCTAAATCTACATCTTTTAAACCTGCTTCTTTCATATCTAATTCAATTTCTCTTACATCTTTTGTAGTTTCAGTTAAAAAGTGGTGTAATTGTCTTTTAAAATTATCATCAAATTCTCCACCTTCTGCAATAAATTTTAGGTTATATATTTTATCTCCTAATTCATTTTTTAATAATTCAGTATCCTTTATTGCCAAATCCTCTAACATCTTATCTTTATTAATAGATAATTTAATAATAGCAGTATCAACTTTCTTTTGTTTTATTGCTTCTACATCATTAACTAATTTATCAATATTGAAATTTTTATTTCTTGTTACTTTACTTCCAATATTTAAAAACTCTTTATATGACATTTCACCACCATTAGGCTTTGTTATAGCAATAGTTTCATATTTTGCCCTTTTAGCTTCTAATACTGCTACCACTTCATCATAAGACAAAGATTTATTTTTATAATCATTAAAGACATCTGCTACTTCTTTGGCGAAATTTTCAATATTATCTGTATTTGATAAATATTTATTATATTTAGGAGATGTTCTTAATAATGCTTCATTTTCCTTAACATTATAAGTTATCCCATTTTCTATAGCTCTTCTAAAATTATTATTTTTTTTATATGAAAAATTATCTAATTTTTGTATATTCCAATTAGAGTCATCAATATTTTTTATGAAAAATGGTAATTGCCTTTTATCCGTAACTTGAAAAAGAACAGAGTTAACTACAGATTTTTCTTCTAAAGCTTCTCCTAGTACATCATTATAACCTTGCCCTTTTAAGCTCATAGAAAAAGTATCATAAAACATAGGATGCATTTCTCTCATAGATTTTAGCACTTCTACTTTATATCCATCTTTTGTAACCAAATAAGGTGCAGAAATATATCTATCAACCCAATCTAAAGATGATTTATCAATACTTACATTTGTTTCATTTATTGCTTGACTTAAACCTATTTTATCTTTAGATTTTGCTTGAACTTCTATTCCCTTTTTTTTCAATACATTTCCAATATTTAATAGTTCTTCTCTACCTTTTTCAAAGTCAACAATTCCTGGTTTTATCCCTGTTCTTTCTTCTATAATTTTATTTTTTATTTCTTGCTTCAAAAAAGTTCTTTCCATTCCTTCTTCAATAGGTTGTTCTTTTATAACTTCTTTTTTTATACTGTCAGCTATTTTAAAATCTCTATGACTTAAATCAATTGCAGTAACTTCTCCTAATTCTTTTCTATAATTATTAAATATAATTGGTTCTAAAATATCACCATTTATTGTTTTTCCTTTTATAAAAGCATTATCTGTAGCAAAATCAAAAACTTTTTTTCCTGAAATTTTTATCAAAGGAAATACTGCATTAGATACTACAGCACCTCCTACAGCTTGTATTAATTTTTCTGATGGCTCTCTTTCTAATCCTAGTAAATCATCTTCCCAAGTATTTGAATAGTAATTATCAACTGTATCCGAAAACATATTTGTAGCAAACTTTGTTGCCTTTACACCAAGTCCTCCACCTGGTATTAATAAATTCACTGTAGTGTTTATAGCCAGATTTTTAGATAATTCTATTGGATTAAATAAACTTGAAGAAGCTCCATATGCTAACTGAGATGTAACTTTTTGAAATGTATTATCTCCTAAACTATTATAAAAATATTCGTATTCTTTTCTGTTAGTAAGTTCAGCCTCTCTATAAACTTTCATTACTTCTTCTCTTTTTTTTATATTGCTTTCTTTTTTTTCAATAGTTTTTTGATTTGGTTTATAATTGTATCTTTCAGAAGCTTTTTCATAAATTATTTGATCTCTGTCCATTTTATTCATTAAATCATTTTTCATTAATTTTGTCATATTTTTTGCACTTTGATAACCATAATTTATTGATTTAGAAAGATAATTTTCTTCTAGTTTAGTAGTTCCTGTCATTTCTAGCAAATCTGCTTCATTTAATTTATTCATAGTTTTAAATCTCCTTTTAAGCTAGTTGATTTCATTCTTTTTCTAGGTGTTATACTATCTGCAAATGCCTCTATAGAAGCATCTTGATCTGACATTCTTTTAATCTTATTGTTAGCATTCTTTTTATCTTTCCATTTTATATCTCCAGTAGATAAAATATCTTTATCAGTTAAATTACCTGTTCTTGTTTTATATTCTTGAATTCTTAATCCAGCATTGTATTCTGCTACTGCTTTCTTTGCTACATATGGATCTGCTCCTTTTTCAACTAATTTTCTTATCATTAATTTTGATTCGTATGTAGATGCATACTCTTCTATTTGGGCCCCATCTAATTGTGGAGACAATGATCTTGTTTTCTCGATGCTTCCTATTACACCTAATTTAGCTTTTGATACAACATCTCCTTTATTAGCTTTTATTGCGACATCAATGCTCTTTGTATAACCACCATCTTGTGTCAAAGAGTTTACAACTAATTGTGTCATTTCAGGGTTGTTGCCACTGTATTTACTTGCAACAGAAATTATAGCTTGACTTTCAGAAACTCCATTTTGCATAGAGTTAGCTACATCTACTCTCATATTATCTAAAACAGCCTCAGGAACATAGCCTTTTATATACTCGTTACTGGCATTAATTTCTTGAACAGTTTTCCCAGTTATATGATAAATTCTAGACTTATTAATATTATTAGTTTCCATTGCATTAATTTCACCTAATACTCTATCGTCATATCTTACTCCTTTTGATGTTTTTGCAGTTATAGCATTTTCCATTGTATTATAATTTCCACTATTATAAGCTATATTAAAATTATTTTGTATTGCTTGAGTTCTTTCTCTTTCTGCTCTTCTCCTTGCTCTTGCTTCTACAGCAGCAGCTCTTGCTCTTGCCTTTTCTTCTTTTTGAATTTCAATTATTTGTGATTTAATTCCTTTTAAGACTGATTTAGTTTCCCCTTCAAATTGAATCTTTAAATATTCTTTTGCTGTTTTTTCATCATTTCCTTTGTAAAATTCCATAGTAGTATCAACTAAATCATTAACAATTTTTTCATTATCCATATATGCTATTATTTTATTTATTTCAACTTTTTTTTGTTCAAGACTCATAGAACTATTTTGAATTTCCATTATTCTATTATTAAGTCTTGCTACTTCTGTTCCACCAATGTTTTTACCTAACATTACAATTTTTTCTTCTTCTGACATTCCAGAAAGTTTAGCAATTTGTTCTATGGTATCTCTCATATATGTATAGTTTTCTTTTGCTTTTTCATCATCGTTTAAACCATATTTAGATCCTATAATTCTTCTTTGTTCTAATGTAGCGAGTGCTATATCATTTTGTTCTTTTACATAATATTGATTCCTATCTTTTTGCATCTTAATTCTGCCTTGATTATGATTAATATCTAAATTTTTCATAGTTAGAGTTTTTTCATTCATGTCAATATATTTATTTTTTTGTACTAATTCTTTTTTTGATTTAAGCATTTCATCATAATCTTTTAAATATTCTTCATATCTATCACCATATTTATTATTTACAGTAGCCCATTTTTCTTCAAATTCAAGTTCTTTATTTTTTATTGATAAATCAAGCAAGTTTTTTTCATTATTTAATTTTAATTGTTCTGCTTCCTTTGCTATTTTTTCTACTGTCTCTAAAAGCATATTTTCATGTATTGGTATTTTAGGTGGACTTTTTACAGCTACTCCTTCAACACTTGTTGGATTTAATAAAAATCTACTTTGTGTATCAACTGTTATAGGTGAAACATTTGCTCCTGTTCTTTCTTTCATTATTTCTTTTTCTATAAATTCATTAGCCATTTAATCCTCCTATTCCACCGAAACCTTTAAAATCAAAGCTTTTGTGTTTCCATATTTTTTCAAAATTATTATCATTATTATAAGTTCCTGGAATTTCTTTTATATTTTCTTCTACTCCAAGCTTATTTTTGTATCTATTTATGTAATAATCTTTTCCAGCATCTAAAATTGTTTTAGTTATTCCATTAATCCCAGCAACTCTAGTATCCCAACCTTGATTTACTAATTGTTCTCCTGCCATATTTCCGTTTTCTATAGTTTGATTTAGTTGAGCTAAATCTCTTTTTAATTGTAATTCAGCTTGTGAATATGCAGTTAAATAATTTTGATTTATTCCTTCTTGTGTCTTATTATAATTTAATCCACTTTGATAATAGTAATTATTTGTTTGATTTTCTAGCTCATCTATTTCATTTGTTTGATTTTGTATAAGAGTATTTGCTTTATCATTAGCTTCTAATTTAAGTTTATTAATACTATCATTTTGTATAGAGCTACTTTCAACATTTTTTATATCACTAAAAGCTAATTTACTTTTAATATTGGTAATTTCTTGCTCCAAATTTTCTCTTGCAGAAACATACCCAGATAATACTCCTCTTAAATTTCCTTCTAAAGCTCTACCTATTTCTTTTTGATTATATTCAAATTGTATTTTTGCTTGATCATCTTGATATTCTTTAATTTTTTTTATAGAAATTTTATTGTTCTCAAAACTTTCTCTCAAGTCTTTTTCTTTAGTTCTAAGCTTTCCGTATATAGACTTAACTTCTTCTCCTGCATTTATAATTTTTTTCCCTTGTTTGTATACTCCAAAACCTTGCCCAATTCCCAATGCAAGATTCATTAATTTTAATCCCATCATTAAAATCACCTCTTAATCACTTACAACTTCTATATTTATATCAATTCCTAAAATTTCAAATATTTTATTATTTTCATTAGAAATAATTTCTATATTGAAACCATTTAAAATTTGAAAACTTGTTTCTATTTTAAATACACTAAATAAATCGTCATCTATAGCACTTTTAGTTATCATAGTATTATTAATCTTAATTCCCTTTATTGCTGCCTTATCTTCATTCAATACCTTAATAAATACTCTTACAACTCTTGAAGAATAATCATTACTATATTTTCCTCCTTCTCTAGTTTTTAAATATGGCGGATTGATTCTTAGAATAGATTTACTTACGTTTTCGTCGCTTTCAATCATTATTTTATTTTCACCTAAAATAATTCCATTTATTATTTTTATGTTATTAGTATTTTCTGGAAGGTTTAACGAGTATCTTCTAAACATTTTATAGTCAAGTTGTTCATACATAAATAACTTATCTATAATTTCTTTTTCTTTTCTACAAGCGACTAAGTAGTATTTATTGTTATATTTTAATTTAAATATATTGTCAAATTTAGAATTTATCTCGTATTTTTCTACAAGAGTTGTAGAATAACTTTCTATTCCTTGTGAACTAGGTAATTGCTCAATACTTCTTAAATCATCTGTTGCAGTAAGATAATAGAACACATTATTTAATAAAGCTCCTTTATTTTTATATGAATATTTACTATCTTCATGACAAGCTAATTCAGATGCAATAAATACAGTATAACTATTTGATGTTAATATATTATTTGTTGATACTACATATACTCCTTTTGAAGTTGTAATATACATTTTATCAGCTATGTACATATCATAAATATTAGGATATATATTATCTATAGGATTAGGCTTGAAAAAGAAAGCACTATCTAATTGAGTATTATTTCTAAAATCTAAATAATCTGATTTCTTAGAAAAATAAAGAGATCCATTATTAATTATTACTAATCTATCCTGATAAACTCCAATTGTGGTAATATTTTCATTTACTTTTATTAATTCGCCAAAAGTTATATCTCCAATTCCATTTCCTCCAAATGAAGAAAAGTAATTACCTTTATATAATGGGTCATTTCTTTCTCCACTAAGAGTTAATAAAGAATTTCCAACATAATAATTTTTGTTTCCAGTTACATTTTTATAATTATGAAATACTCCAAAAGTCATACCATCAGTAGCACCATCTATATTATCTTTTGATATAGAAGCTTTATATTCTTTATATATTCTTGAAAGTCCTATATTACTTCCAGCCATTTTTATAATACCATTAGAGACTTCAAATTGTGGATTTTCAAAAGTTCCTAATATAGATACTCTAATTTCTGATCCAACTCTGTAAGCTCTATAGATATCCATTCTTATAGGATCTTTATCCTTAACTGGTAATTTCATAAGACTTAAAAAATTTGATACTCCAACTGCTCCAGTATCCTTATTAAATTCAAAGACATAATTATTTTGTCCAATTACAAATAATTTATCATCACACATCTTAGCTATTCTAAAATTTCCTATATTTGTATTATTAATAGAAAGTTGTCTTCCTAATGAATTGTTAGTTTTTTCATATGTTGCTACTTTATTATCGTTTGTAATACCAATATAAAAATTATATTTAGTATCAATTATTTCCTTAATATTATGGTTAAAATTAGAGATAGCCAATTTCTTAGCTATCTTCAAATTTCCCATTTCGTTTATTATTAAGTTTTCTATTTTTTGAGCAGATTGCTGATAAATTTCACTTTCCCTCAATCCGCCTAATCTTTCACCAACTTCTCCATATGTAAACATATTATTACTAGTTGTAAGCATCATTCATCACCCCAGAATTGAAATCCTTGTTGTGAAACTACATCATTTTTCAATAAAGTAACTTCATTAGTTAAAAGCTCTAAAGATTTTCTATAAGTATTATATGCAAATGCCATTTTTCTAGCTGTCATTGCTACAATCAAATTAAATAAATTATCTGGAATTTCTGATAAATCTATTCTTCTACAATATTGAATTTTTATTTTATCACTAGTTGAATATATAAATTCATTTTCTAACCTATAATCATTATTAGCTCTTAAAATATTTAAACAATCGATAGGTTTATTAAATCTGTATTCATCATCAACTTTTCCATAATTTGTAAGTTCTACTGTTACAGCATTAAAAAGAAAAGCAGATGAATATGCAATATTATTTACTACACTATCTAATTGCTCTCCACAAGTTATGTAGATATCACTTTTATTATCATTATATATTGTGTTTTCTCCTAGCTTCAGTAATACATCTTTTATAATTGATCCTCTATCCATTTTGTCTCCTATTACAATTTAATAAATGGTCACAAATTTTTTGATAATCTGCTTCTACTTTATCTCCTAATTTTGTTATCATAGCTTTTATTTCATCTTTCTGTTTCTCGGAGCTATCTTTAATTTCTTCAAGTTGTTTTTCTAATTTTTCACGTTCTATATAATATGTTTCTTTCTTTAGTCTTTTGTTAATTTGCCTCATTAGATAATTATGATAGCCTAGGACAACTCCGCCAACCGTGATTAAAGATGTTCCAAGCATTCCTAATAGTGTTAAAGTGATTTCTAATTCCATTAATCCTCCTTGTATGCAAACATCCCAAATGTTCTAACAGCTCTATACATTAACTGTCTTTTGAAAAAGCCGACCCCTTGTTCTTTCATAACTGCTAAGAATACCTTATCTGCCTCTTTTCTTGATACTCCTAATTTATGACCATTCCTATACAGCCAATCGTGAATAACTGCTGCTTTTGTGTGGTCTTTTCCATAAGTATTTATGATATTTCTAAAAACTCTAGGAACACTAGCTAAATCACATTTAAATCCAGCAGGTATATGTATTAATTTTCCATTAATCATATATCTATAATCTTTTTCTAAAATAAAATCTTTCCCATCATAATATTTTAAATCAAACTCATCTAGTTCTGGCATTTTATTCCTCCTATTATTTGTTATAAAAATTAATTCTTTGTCTTAATACACTTAAATAGCCTTTCATAAATTTTAGCTGTTCTTTTAGATAAACTTGCTCTAATCCTTTTAATTCTTTAAATTTTTCTCCATTAATAAAATTTTCTAACTTTGTTACTTTATCTTGTAACTCATTTTTTTCTATAACCATTCTTTCTATAAATGCTTCCATTTAATCACTCCTTATCTTCTAAACTGAATATTATCTGCTATTCCTAGTTGAAAATGTACAGAGTCTTTTTGTTTCCAATTTCCACCCCAAACTATTCCATATTTATCAATAAGACCTTTAGTTTTTGCAACATCATAAATAGCTTTGTAATATTTATAATCCCACTTAGCAACAGTTTTTTCTCTTACTTCTCCAGTTTTCTTATCTGTGTATTTTTCTTTTTCCAAAACTGCTATATCAACAGCATACCCGTATCCATCTGCTTTCACTTGGTGCTTTGATTTTAATTTATATCCATCGCACCAACTAACTTTACTTAGTTTATTTCCTTTTCCATCGTACAAAAGAGTTCTTCCTTTTTGATATTCATAATTTTGTTCTTGAGCAGTTCTTACTCCACAAGTTATTTTAAAATCGTATGGAGATTCTTTTATTAATTCTTCCATAAAAACTACTAATTTTGGATGAACTCCATTTAATTTTTCTAAACTATTTTCAGATAAAACAAACATATATACCTCCTTAAAAAAATGACCTTATAAAACGCATTTTAAAACGTTAAAAAAAGGGTAGCTATATAATAGATACCCTTAATAAAAAATTAACCATTTACGAGCATATTATGAATTTCTTTTCTTTTAGTCTCAAATTCGGCTTTTGATAACTCTTTTGGGTTTACTTTTGTTTTGAAATGATGTTCTGTGTCATAAACACTTTGAACAAATGTAGTTCCATATAACATCAAGATTCCTAGTTCATTTAATCCTGCAGGCATCCCATAATTGTCCTCAAAATACCATGTTGTCTTTTTGATTTTTCCTAATTTTTCTGCTATTTGTAATGCCATTACATTAGCTACCATAAAAGCAATATCTTTATCTCTGCATCTCTGGCGATGTTCTTTTCCATCAACTTTATAGTCAAATCCATACTCTAGCGATTTTGCTTTTAAATCATCAATCAAAGCACAATAATCATCATATTCTTTTTGATTATCCAACATCCATAGCGATTTTTCTTTGTCCCAATACATATACTTTTGATTTCCAGTTGGCTTAGGAACTGTTATCAATTTCTTATCTTTTATAAACTCACCATCCCCCAGCTGCACCTCTATATTTGCTCTTACTTTCTCTTCTTTTGTCATCTCTCTTAAGACATCATCTTTGTAAATCGGATATTGATATGTAACATCAGTAATTATCATATCTCGAGTGTATCCGTTAAAATATGATAATGGCGATTTTAATACATCTTCTAAACTTTCTGCATAAACAGAAAATATCAATTTTTCTTTTTTGTAAAAATTAATTGTTTTCATTTTTTTCTCCTTTCAAATGTGAATAGATTTTTAAATTTATAAAGAATTTAAGGTTTAATTTTGTAGTTTTGAGCATATTTTTATAATTTTTCTTAAATATAAAATCTAAGAATTTTATATAATAACTGCTCAAAATAGCATTTTTAAATATAAAAAACTGAATAAATTTAAAAATCTCTATAATATTTAACTAAAAAATACCTAATTTTTTCCTTGCTACAATAAGAGTATTTCTTATTTCAGTAGCACTTACTTTTTGAATATAGTGTTTACTTGTGACACCACTGCTAGAATGATTAGCATAACTTGAAGCTAATCCTAGTCCAGCTAAATTATTTATTAAATTAATGCTAGTTTTCCTAAGAGTGTGAGGATATAGATCCTCTATTCCTAGAATTTTTCCTAGCTTCTTTATTCTTCCACGAATAGCTCCTTGTGTCATTTGAGCATATTTTCCTTTGTATTTTGCTATAAATAAGTATTCAGATTCTATTTCTTTTTCTTCTCTCTCTTTCAACCATTCTTTAAGTAATTCCTTACATTTATTAAAGAAGAAGGCATTTACTACATATCCCTCCTTTTCTTTAACATCTTTGAAATATCCATTTTCTAAGTCTAATTGACTTAATTTTAAGCTATGAATGGCTGATATCCTACAAGCACTATCAAGAAATAGTTCCCATAGAATTCTATCTTGTAAATCATATTTTTTGTTTTCTACCTGCATATAAAGCCTTACCGTTAAAATTTGTTCTGTTGTTAAGAAATAACTATTTCTAACCTTATCTTTTTCTGTAAATCTCAATCTATCTAATTTTTCTGAAAATGGATGATACTTTATTTTGTTTCTTCTAACACACCAAGCATAGAATGTTGATATAGCAGTAGTCTTATTCATTAAAGTTCTTTTACTGTTTCCTAAGTTTCTACAATAATTTCTGTAACTTTCTATTATTGTTGGCATTTCCATCAGTGTATCCTTACTAAGAAGTAATCTATTTTTATGAGCTTTTTGAAACCACATTAGGAACAACTTAAAATTGTTACAGTAAGTTTTATACGTGGTCTCCCACGTCTCCCAATTACTGCTCTTACAACTGTTAAGATATTCTAAGTAAACTTCTACATTTTCCTTTTTTAAATTTTCTAATACTACTAAATTCATAATATCCCTCCAAAAAATTGATATAGATATTATATAAAATTTATAGTCTGGAAAATTTATTCACAAAATATGGAAATTTTTCAACAGACAATAATAAACTTAGTGGTAATATTTCATTAATTTTTAAAAGTAATGCTAATGATGTTTTAAATCAAAAATTTTCTGTGACTGAAAATGGCTTATATTTAATTTCAGCAACACAAAGAGTCACAAATACTGTTGACACATCTGAAACTGTTAAAATATTAAAAAATTCTGAATTACTTACCAGACACGATTTTAATATACCAATTGTTAATAGTAGAAGAGAAACTAATGTAACATTATCTACAATCGTATATTTAACAACAAGTGATATAGTTCTTATAACAAGAAGTAACTGCGATTATATTTGTAGACAAAGAGATTTATTAATCTTTAAATTAATCTAATATATAGAAAGTATCTAAGTACATACTTTCAACTACTTGTATTGGGGATAAAATATACAAATTTCTAGTATTTTCATCGTATCTAGTTCTTGCTGTTTGACCATTAGGATAAGATACTAATACCTTCAAATTAAAACTTTTAGGCTTAAATTCTTTAGGAAAAGTGAATAGTAAAGATCCGTTTGTTAGAGTTTTTGATACTCCAGAAGGTATATCTAGAAATACATGTCCAATGTTACCTATTTTTTCAAACTGTAAATCTGTATATCTAGTTCCAGTGGTTTTATTTACAGATTCATATTTGGATAAATTTTCCAATTTCTTTTTATTAGCCCAAATTGACATCTCTTCAAAGTCAGCATTTGGAACACTTGTTCTACCACTTTGGCTTTTTAAACAGTAATAGTATTTTTGGTTGGCTGGGAAATAGTAAACATTTCCTTCAACTGCTTGGTCTACTGGAAATTGACCATTATTTTTTCCTAAAAGTCCATTTAAATTTTGAATTAATTGTCCTTCTTTTGTGTTTAGACTTTTATATAAATATTCCCATGTAATTGGAATTAATTGTTCATCTGGTGTTCCTAAAGAATTCCAACTTCTATTTCCACCAATATTTTTATACCAATGTCCATTATCAGCTAGATACTGTTTATTTTCTTCCAAATTACTTCTTCCTTTTAATGTACCAACTGCTGTGATTCCAGTTTCTGTATAAACCTGATTAGCTATATCTCTTGTTAAATAAATAACTCCATCTCTTACATATATTTCAGCTTCTACATCACTAGAAATTGCCATGTATATATCTTGTATAGATTCATATGTTTTTCCTAATCTATTATTTGGAAAAGTATCAGCTGATACAGCAGTTGTATAAGAATAAAGAATTTCTGTTGCATCACCCTCTATTTTTGCATAAACTCCAAACTCTTCAGTTTGAAAAGATTGATCTACATTTTGATTTGATATTTGCACTGTTAAGACAGCAGTACCATTATCATTTCTTATATTCATTACATTTAAATCTAATTTTTTATTTTTTAATTCAGTAACTTCTCTTAAGTTTCCTGAATGCTTCTGATCTCCAAATGCGGCTTTAGTAAATATAACTTTTCCTTCTCCTGCTAATGCCCTTGCTAAAAGATTTCTTCCAGCATTTGTTATTATGTGACTATTAAATTCAGCCATTATTAACACCCCTTTTTTCTAAAATATATTTTCCTGTTTTACTTACTAAATTTAAATTATTAAGATAAAAATAGTCTTGCTGTGGATATAAAATTACTCTTGTTCCGTATCTCATATGTGTTGCAACATATAAAGGTGATCTGGAATTATTTTTGAAAGTAATTCCTGTTAAATGTTGTGATTTCTTTTTAGTTTTTTCAACTCTATCTATCATAATATTTAAATTACTTTTAGTTGTTCCCATAATTTCTATTTTAAAAGTTCCATTATCTCCATTAAACTCAGGAAATTCTAATATATTAGCTTTTTCATAGAAGATATTTAAGACATCTTGAATAGCTTTATTTGTTCCCTTTATTGAATGGATTTGGAAAGATAATTTACAAGCTTTTCTTTTTTCTTCTATAGACATAGAGAAGTCATAGAAATCAACGCTTAATTCTTTTGCAACAAGGTCAATCTCTTTTTCTTCCATTGTATCTATTCTTTCAAGAAACTCTAAATATTCTATATTAGCAACAATATGCTTAGATATAAGTGCATCTATTACAGTTAAAACTATTTTATATTGTTTATCATTCCTTAAAATGTCAGGAGCGAGATCTCTTATATTTGTAACATCATATATAAAATTTTGCTCTTTCATCTTGATTCTGCTCCTTTATATGAAATTGTTATAGTTCCACATTTTGCTAAGTGAAACTTTTGACCTATATAAGTTTGAGGTGATTTTATTTCAACTCTTCTTATCCCTTCCACATTTTTAGAAATATCTATAATATCTTGTAAATTTATGCTTTCTCCCATTTTAAAGGATTTAGTATATTGTTCTAATGAGCTTCTTAATTCTTTTTCTATTTCTGATTTCGATACTAACGAATTATCGTATACCCAGTAATCTAAATCAATATTATAATTGTGAAAAACTGGATCTTTTATTTCTAACTGGTCATTTAAAACTTTTATATTTTTGTTTTCAGTTATATAATTCTTTATTTTCTGTTTTTCTTCTTGTGAGAGATGTTCTAGTCCATTAACAACATAAATATCAATATAATTAGGTATAGGACTGTTTATAAATACATCTGTAACAAGATTTGATGATTTCTTAACCCAATATTCATACGAACCTTCTGAACCACCTGTAGTAAATGATTCTGGAATAAGCTCTAATCTTTTTCTATATTCATCGTCATTTTCTTCTTCTCTACCACCTGTTACATCAGTTCTATTAGTTATTTCTTTAATATACTCATATCTATCAACTATTTCTTTAATGTCTCCAGCTAGTATTTTCCCTAGTTCTCCAGCAATTTCAGCTACAGCTATAACATCAACATAAGTCTGCCCTTGTTTTATTTTATATTCTTGTTCTGTATAGAACATATAATTCTTATAGAGAAACCTTGTACCTTTTGCTATAATTACATCTTTTGCTACAATTGATGATATATGACATCTAATTGTAGTTCTTGCTTTATTTGCTTTTAATCTAATACCTCTTTCACCATAGAAATTTCCTTTTAAATCTAGTCTTTCTTCTCTTGAATATTTTAAGAAGTTTTGCTTTGCTACATCATTCATATTAGCTTTTATATTTGCTAATAGTGCTGCAACCGTTGAGTATAAATATGCTTCTTTTGTACATAACTCTAATCTTTCTCCTGTAATTTCTTCATGGAATCTCAAAGCGTCAGCTAATATTGATTCAGGATTAGAGTCAATTAAATTAAATTCTTTCATCTATTTCAACCTCGCATTCAATTTCAAGACCATTTTCAGTAGCTTTGCAATTAACATTATTTAATGTAAGTCCTTTTATATATTTATTCACTTGCATTTGCAGTTCATTAAATATATTATTTTTTATAACTGTAATTGGTCTATCTATCATTCTATTATCTATCCCTAAATCTCTATGGAGTGGTACTGTTCCCCTTTTCGTATTTAATAGAACATATAATTCCATTAATTTAGGATGCTTAGGAACAACATTATTTGAAACTATCATATACCCTCCTATTAATATCCTCTTAAATCATCTTCAACTAATCCACGTAGCCATTTTTTTTCATCTTTATTTTTTGAATAAACATTAGTCTTAGATTTTTTCTTTAAGACCTTTTTATTTTTTTTAGTATTCTTTTGATTATTTCTATTATTATTGTTGTTTCTAGTATTTTCTTTATTTTCTGTTGTTAAGTTATTCGTTGTAGGTAATAAAAGTCTATCTAACTTTGGAATATATTCTTTTAAGGTTAAAGAACAATTTACAACTTCTAGCTCTCCATTTGAATTTGTACTTTTTATTCCTTGTTTAAAATCTATTAAAATAAATCCATATTTTGACAAAGGTTTATTTCCTAAAATAAGTGGATAATATTCACCATTTTCACATATTTTTTCTAATTTTAGTAAAGCATCATTTATATCTGTTAATGTATAAACTAACTTTATATTTAAAGAAATAGATCTTAAATTTCTATGAATAAATTCTGTATAAGGAGCTTCTCCAAGATTATCATGTTCTTCAATTTTTGATGATATTGTTAAATCAATCCCTTCAGGAGTTAAAACATTTCCACGACTTACTTGAAAAACAATGTCTCCATAACTTCCTAGATTACTTGAGAAATTTAAGTTAGTAAAATTATTTAAGAAATCTTTTGTTAATCTACTTAGTACATTCATTTCTTACTCATCTCCTTATATTCAATAGATTGAACATCTAATTTCCCATTTTTTAATGTAGCTTTTTCAGTTTCAAAACCTTTTTTAGCTGACATTCCACCACTAATTGTTACATTTTGAGTTACTGTCATATTTTTTTCTATTGTAGTATCTCCAGTTATAATAACTTCACTATCTATTTTTGTTAAAGTTCCCTTTAACTCAATATTTCCATCTTCCTTTATTGTAAGGCTTGACCCTTGATAATCAATTTTGTATTCATCTTCTTGAGAATTACTCATGTTTTTATCAGAAAAATAACTTCCTATTATAAATCCTCTTTCAGTATCATCTCCTAAAAATATACAAAATACTGGAGTATTAACCTTTGGGATAGAAGTTATTTTGTTTCCTAATGTCACTGGAGATAGAATTTGGAGTCCTTCTGTTATTTGATCATTATATTCAGGAAGTTGTACAGTAGCAGTATAGTCAACTGTATTGATACTTTGAATAATTCCTACTGTTCCTTTTAATGCTGAAATCATTTTTCTTTCTCCTCTTTCATATCTTTTTTAATTTTGTACATTTCAATAGATGTAATGAATTTTGGAAAATTATGTTGAAGTCTAGTTACAACATAGTTTCCTGAAAACTCTCCAGCATCAGATAATGAGATAATGCAACCACTGTATAACTCTTTACATCCTATAATTTTTAAACTAGCTTCTATCTCTCTTTTATTTATATTTTCAAGAGTTTTTTTTGCTAATTTTTTTAAATCTCCACTTTTAGCCCTGGATTTCATAGAATAAACTTTTTTATAATTATCTGATTTTTGTCCAGTTTCTAATTCTTGCTTTGTTATAATAACTTTTTCTTCTTTTTGTTTTTTAGTATCAAAGTATTTTACTTCTATTGCATCATAGATATCATTTGATTTATCCTTTATTTCAAACTCTTCAACATTATCTAAACTAACACTTAATAATGCTGTGTTTTCTGATAATATTTCTTCTTCAAATAATATAAGAATTCCACTAGATATTTTTAGCTTAACTCCTTCTTCTTGTGCAATTTTATTTAAAAAAGAGAAATCTTCTTCTTCTTCTTGTTTTATATTTTTTAATGTTATATTTTCTTTTACTTTATAAAAATATTTTAACTTGTATCTATCTGCAAATTCTTTTCCAAGTGCTTCTAAAGAAATATTCGCCCATATTTTAGACCTTTTTGCATCTCTTGAATTTAATGGTGCAGATATTCCTTTAAAGGTTGCAGTTTTTCTATTAAATTGTCTTATATCTATATTAAAAATTCCTATGTCACTGTGACTTTCTCCTTCAAATTCACTATTCCAATTTAAAGTTTTTATTCCTATTTTTGCTTCTGCTCCCTTTGGGATAGCCCAGTTTGTTGTTAGAAATCTATTGTTTTCATTATTAAGTTTTATTACTATTTCATCTAATGTACCTTCCAAGTTGTCCACAATTTCCATATCAACTATATGTTTTAGCATTTCTTCAGTTACATCTTTATTGTTTATAAAAAATGTAGGAGAGGCTCTCCTAACTAAATTTGAACTAGCCATGGAGCAACACCTCTCTTTTTATCTTCTTTTATTTCAGGAATAGAAAGTTCAACTCCTGCTGGAAAGATAACTATTTCAGAAAGTTCAATATTTTCTTCTAATAGTTCTTGCATAAGATTTTCATTACCAAAAAGTTTAAAGGCAATTAGATCCCATGTATCTCCAGCTTCTGTTTTATAAACTTGTTCTTGCATAAGTTTCTCTTTCCTCCTTTATTTTTTCTAGTTGTCTTTGAAGTTCATTCAAACTTTCTTGCAACTTTTCTATAATACTATCTTTAGTGTCTTCTGATACTCCTGTAAAACTGAAAGTATTATTTATTTGATAAGTAACATTTGTTCCTTTAGAATTATTTTCTGATTGATTACTTTGAGTTGCACTATGTAATCTATTTCTTAAGCTTCCAAATATACTTTCATTTTCATCTTTTGTTAGGACTCTTTCTCCCTTATGAAGTTCAGCAATGTAACCATCAAATGGTACATAATTTAGTCCATTAGCATGACTTCCATTTACTTTTGCTACATTTTCTTTTTCTCCAACTAAGTATTTAACTCCTGGAATTTTTCTTGCAAAGTCTAAAACCTTTTCTTTAGCTCCAGCTATAGCTTCAGACATATATTCAAATGGTTTTGCAAAGAATGATTTTATTTGTTCAGCAAGATTTTTAATAGTATTTTTAAAAGATTCAAATATTGATGAAATTTTATTTTTTATTAGATCCCAATTTTCATGAACAACAGTTCCTAATTTTATAAATATTCCTATCGGACCTAATAATAAGAAACCAAAGTTATTGAAAAATTGAACAGCAGTATCCCAAAGTTTTAAGAATAAATTTTTTATTCCAGTTATCACTTCACTAACTAGGTTAACTAAGAAATTTCCAATTGTTGATATAAAATTAAGAACAGTTTCTACAACTTTTTCAGGAATAGATTTTATGTATTCCCAAACACTACTTAATTTTTCTTTTATCAAATCCCAATTTTGATATATTAGTTGCCCTAATTTTATGAATATTCCTATCGGACCTAATAATAGAAATCCAAAGTTATTAAAATAAGTTTTTAGCTTATTCCAAAGCCATTTAAATAGATTAACTACTCCATCAACAACAGCTTTAAAAATACCACTTATAATAGTTCCTATACCTTTTACAGTTTCCCAAACAGCTTTAAAAAATACTTTAATTTTATCCCAATTCTTATAGATTATAAAACCAAGTAAAGCTACACCAGCTATAACTAAACTAATCGGACCACCTAGAGCAGCTATTCCAGCTTTTAATGCTGACATAATTCCACCAGCAGCCTTTACAGTTGTGAATACTTCTTTTACAGCTCCTGCAAATTTTAATACTTTTGATGTTGCAGTAAAAACTGTTACAAAAACTAAGATATTATCTATTCCAATAGTATTTAATACTTTAAAGACATTCCAAAGTACAATTCCTATATTTTTTATAGAATTTAATGCCATTTTTCCATTTTCTATAAATGATTGCCAAAACTTATTAGCTTCACTCTCATTTAGATTTCCATCAAGAACATTTGAAAGTTCATTTAACCAACTCATAACTGTATCCATTAGTTGAGTTCCACCACTAGAAAATATAGCTTTACCTATTTTTAATTTTACATCAGATATTGCCGATTGAACTAAAGCCCATTTTCCTGAATCACTATCAAGAATTGTTTGAGCCATTTCTTTTGCTTTTCCTGTTGCATTTTCATTTTCTTTTGCAAACTCAGCTAAGGCATCTGCTCCTTCGTACATAACTCCATTGACTTCTTTTGTTGCAGTCAATAATTTATTCATAGCTAAACTACCTTGGTCACCAAATAAGTCTTTTAAGAATGCTTGTTTGTCTATTCCACTCATTTTTGTAACTTTCTCAAGTTGTCTGACAAAATCAACAAGTCCTATAAACTCCCCTTTTGCATCCTTGACATTAACTCCTAATTTTTGTAATTTCTTTTGTACCCCAGCATCTGCTATTTTTGAGAATGCCTGTTTCAAATCTCTACCAGCTTGTCCTGATTTTATAGCTTGGTCTCCCATTAAACCAATTGCAGCTGATGTAGTTGATAAATCTATATTCAAGTTGCTAGCTGATGAAGATACATATTTGAATGCTTCTCCTAGCATTTGGATATTAGTATTACTTCTTGACATTGTATTGGCTAAAATATCTGAAGCATGTCCAACATCATCAATTCCAATTTTGAAAGCAGTCATGTTATCTGATATCATATCTGATATCATTATAAAATCTTCTCCTGATGCTGTTGCTAAGTCAAAAATAGGTGGTATTGCTGAAATTATTTCTTTTGGTTTAAAGCCAGCTAAGGCGAACTTCTCCATTCCAGCTGCAGCTTCTTCAGATGTAAATATTGTTGTTTTTCCAACTTCCATAGCTTTCTTTTTTAAAGCTTCATATTCTTGTGTTGTAGCTCCTGTTAAAGCCTTAACTTTAATCATTTGCTTATCAAATTCTAAATACTCTTTAGCTGATGAAGTTCCTATTCCAATTGCAGCACCAACTGTTGCAACTGCTGCAACTTTTATTCCAGTTTTTACCTTATCTTTTGCACCTTTTAAAAAACCTTGACTCTTAGCAACTATTTTTTGTTGAGCTATTAATTCCTTTTCTTTTCTTATTGTTTGGTCTATTTCATTTTGTAGGTTATCAAAAGGTATTTTTAATTTCTTAAGTTCCATTCCATATTTTTGGAATGATTTATATTGTGATTTTATAGTAGTTTCTAAGGCTTTAGCTTTTTTAGTTAAGCTTTCGTATTTCTTTTTTTCAGCTTCTGTTAGATTAACATTTCTCTTTTTAATCTCATCTAAAGCTTTTAATTCATTTTTAAGTTTTCTATATTTAGCAACATTAGCTGTTATTTCTTTATTTAATTCTTTTTGAGCTTTTAAAGTTTTTTGAGCTTTTTCCATTTTTTGTCTTTCAGCTCTTAAATTCTTAACTTCATTAGCTAACTTTTTTAAATTTCCAGGTAGTGATTTATCTATGAGACCCTGTACTTTCATAATCAAATCCATTCTCTTTGCCAAGAACATCACCCCCTTCTTTTTATACTTTCTTCCACTGTTTGTATTAATTCTTTTATTCTATATATATCACAACCCATTAAGTATGAGTATGAAATATTCATATTTACACCTAATGGATTGTTTAATTCAATTATTAATTCATCTAAAAGTTTTGATTGCTCTCTTTCAAGATCTTCTATTAATCTTCCAGCAAAAAATCTTTAACTTCATCTTTTATTTTTGCAAAATCTTTATAAGAAAGTTTTAAAAATGTTGTATATTTATACTTTGATACATATTCTGCAACAAGCATATAATAAAAATCATCAAGTTCTTCCACAAGAGCTGCTGTTTTTTTTCTTAATTTTCCATAATTTTTCTTTATTTCAATTATTGAATTTCCTGTCAATTTTCCAAAATCAAAAATAAACTCCCTACCATCAGAAATTTTAACTTTTCTAATTAATCCTTTTTCTTTTTCTTCTTCTTCTCCATCTATTTCTTCATCAATTTCTGTTTCAATTACTCCATTTTTTCTATTTAATTCTTCATTTGCTTCTCTTAATTCTTCTTTAAATTTTTCCATTTTTTCCTCCTAAGATAAGATACTTCTTACTTTTTCATATAAATCTTTACCATTTACAATAGCTACTTTGTTATATACATCAATTTCATGTATAACTTTTCCATCTATTTCTTCTTTGTAATAAGTTAGAGATAATTCTACTTCTGTTTCATTTTTTACAGCTTTTCCTAAGTCTCCACCACCTGTTTTAATTCTTTTTCCTTTAAAAGAATAACTTGCTTCTATTTCATCATTTTCATGAGTTTCTGAATTTTCAACTAGTATTGCTGCTTTAGCTGTTAAATTGACATTGCTTCCATATTCAAACATTATGTCTTTACTTCTGTTTATAAATTTTAGTTGCAATTTCATAGCATTAAATGCTGTTGGAATAGGTTCATCATGTTCTATTACACCTAACCCACTTATAGTCTCTGTTTTATGCTCTATATCAGGTAAAGTAATATTTGCTATCCCTACTAATTCATCTGTTCCATTTAATCTTATAATTGCATCTTCAATTATTGTTGATCTAATCATTTAATCCTCCTATCTTTGAAATAATAATTTTAAATATTTTGAATCATATTCTAATCTAAATTCTAAACTTTCTCCTGGAATGATTGCTCCTAGATAGATATGCCATTTGAATTTTCCTGCTATCATATCTTGTTCAGAGTTTTCTTCAGGTTTAAATTCAACTCTTCCACCAAGTAACTTATTATCATTTTTCAAAGAATTTAGCCAAACATTTATATTAGTTTCTATACTCTTAGCTTGAGAAGGTGTCATTCCTTTATCAACTTCAATAGTATTATTTAACATTATTGTATTTCCAATATATTTAAACATTCTCTTAACTGGTATCCAAACATCTTTTGGATCTGTTTCTCCACCAGGTTGGAATACAGATGTTCTATTACCCCAGAATACAGTTCCATTTGGTTGTCTTATTATTGTAGAAATTCCATTTTCATTTAATAGATTAGCTTCAGCTTCATCTAAATTAACTTTTTTAAATGTATTTCCTTCATAATATCCAATTCCTTGCATTTTTATATTTTTATTTGAAGGACTTTCACAAGGAACTCCATCAAATTGTGCATCTATAGATTGCATATGTAATGCCATTACTGTTGAGAAGTGGAATACTTCATCTTCTATATATGGACAACCCCAAGTTATTGCTTGGTCAGCATCTATATAATTTTTTTCTTTTTTAAATGCTATAACTTCTCCATATTTTGTAGTATTAGGCATTTCAGGAATTGACATAGATGCCCATTTGTCATTTATAACAGCTGATTTAGCATCTAATGCTACTCTTATTTTTGCTGTTGAAAAATCAGGAGCAACTACACAACTAGGTATCATTGAATATTTAGGGAATATTTCCTTTAAACATTCAAGTCCTTTTGCTTCTAATGTTTGTGGATCTATACTTCCAATTACATCAGTTTCTTTTAATTTGCTAACATCTAAGAAATTATATGAAACATCTATTTTTTTAATTGCTGTTTCTGTTTTTGCTAATGTAACAGTTAATTTTCCTTCATCATCAAATGAACAAGTATATTTTTCTTTTTGAACTACTACTGATGTTTCATTGTTTTTAACAACCAAATTTTCATCATTTATAATTCCAGTTTTTGCAAGAGTTGCTTTAAAGTCTTTTACAACAACTCCTTCCTCAGTATGTGCAGTTTTATGTTCACTAGGATTTAAAACATTTATAACAACAATAGGTTTTACGTTAAATACATTGAAAGCTAAATATAATGCTTCATTTATAGTAAATCCTTTTATGTTATTTGTACTTCCAAAATATGTTGCTGCATCTTTTGCATTTTGTATAAGAACAGGTTTATTAACACAGCTCATATCTCCCATATTAATAGTACCTGTTCCAACTATTACAGTTGGAGTTTGAGTTTCTACAAATATTTTTAACCCTGAAGGCATTTCCTTATAACTTGTACCATGTTGAAATTTACCCATTTTTCCTCCTATTTATCTTCACTATATTTATCTAAATCTATGAAATTTTCTTTTATTTCTTCATAGTTAGACATGCCATTTTCTATTTTATTTAATTGTTCAGAAGTATAAAAACCTTTATACTTTAAAATAAAACCATCTTTGGTTATTTCTTCACCAATATAAATATAAGTTTTATCCTCTTTTATTTCTGCTTTTATTTCAGTAGTTACTTGATTTTGAGTAACTACTTCTGTATTAGTAGTTTCATTGTTTACATTTGTTTCTGTACTATTTGTATTTTCAGCTACTACTGCTTTATCTTTTTCTTTATCTTTTTCGTTTTTTAATCCTGCCATTTTTCCTCCTTTTCTTTTGAAATTCCTTTTTCACTTTCTTCAAGATATGCTGTATGTGGAACACTTGGAATATTTAATTGTAAAAGAATGTCATAAACCCAATAATCTCCACCTGTAATTTCTTCATTTAAGTAAGATTCTATGTTTTCTAAATCTATTGAATAACTAAATCCATCTTTTTTTTGAGTTGCTGATGAATATTTAGTAAAATAAGCTATTAAATATTCAGCTATCCCAGCTATTTCATAAAAGCCTTCTTCATAATCCTTATTTTCTGTTCCTAATCTAATTAGAAATGTAGCAACTTTAGTAGTAAATCCACCTTTTGCTTTTTGAATTGATTTAACTGGTCTTATAATAACAAAAGGAAATTTATTTTCTTTATTAGTTGCATTTTTTATCCTATTTTCGAGATTTTCAGGCTGAATATAACTTCTATAAAAGTTGAATTTTTCTATTTTAGCTTCTTCAAATGCTTTTTTTATTGCACTTTCTAATGCTAAACTATTTTTTTTTAATGGATTTATTCTCTCCATATGGCATCTATCCTTTCTTCTAAAACTTTTGAAAAGATATTTTGAATTTCTTCATAGATCTTCTCATTATCTATTTGTAACCCCATATTTCTCACAGATAAAGATGTTGCTAATGTTATTTTATGCCTTTCTTTTCCTACTCTAAACATAAGCCTAGGACTTCCTTTTTTCCAAAAAGCCCAGAATAAAGTTTTCCAAGTCATTTCAGGTCTTGGCTTAACTATTTTGGTTTTTATATACTGCTCACTTTTTCCAGGATTAGGCTTAGATATTGCAAATTCTGAAATCTTATTTCTTTTTGTACTCCCTAAAAGAACTCCATCTGTAGATGTTATTTGCGATTTTAAAGTATTAGAATCTAAACTTTGCTTTAAAGAATATCTAGATTTTATAAACTTCTTTTCTTCTTTTTTAGCATAATTTAGAGCTTTTCTTAATGCTTCCTTTACAATTTTATTATCCATTCCTGAAAATTCTTTTCCAATTTTTTCTAGTTTTTTTAAACTCTCTTCAGATATTTCAAGTGTGTACATTCTTATCCCTCATACTTTTGAACATATATATGTATCATTCCATGCCTTTTTTCTACATCATAGACATAGTAAGAAACATCATCAATAGTAATATTTTCTCCTACTTCAATAGATATAGAAGATGGTAAGTCTCCAGTTTTAATAGAGACTTTTAAACCATTTCTTACTAAAATACTTGAATCAAGACTTTCTTTAAATTTTCCTGTCATTTTAGGATTATTTTGAACTTTTGTTATTACTGCTTTTAATCTTATCCCTGATAGGTCAATTTTTTCTGCAAAATCTGTAAAAAAAGTTTTTTCAACATCAGCTTTGAAAGTATTATTCATTTTTCTTACCTTTTTTGTTAACTGGAGTAGGTTCTTTTACTGCTCCAACAACAGCTTCAGTTTCTTCTTTTATTTCTTCAGTCACTTCTGTTGTTGCTTCTATTTCGTTATTAGCGAACATTGCAGCATTTAAATCTATTAATCTTTGTGTTTCCATCTCATCTATTTCAAACTCTTCTCCAGGTTTATACAGAATTTCTCTAACTCTTATATTTTTTTTTGCTATCATTTTTTCCATCAACAATCACTCCTTATAAAACAGTTGCAATGAACCAAGATTTTACATCTTCACGAGGCATACATAATGGTCTTGAGAAATATTGTAACTCTTCATCTTCACTATAATCTGGATACCATTTTCTTATAGCTTCCTTTTTAACAAGAAGTTGAGCAGGTTTTCCTTGTTCTGTTCTTAAAGTCATTGCAGCATATTTAAATGCAAAGCTTTTAGCTTTTACTCCTATACAAGTTTTAGCTGGAACAACTTGTTCTTCATTTCCAGTTTCCATATCTTGATACCAGTCAACAAAAGAAAATATTGTTATTCCTAATGTAGGTAAATATGCTATTTCTTTTCTACCATCATCAGTTTCAGTTTTAGAATCATTCACACGAACATAATTAGCATGTCTTGTATTTAGATATTCCTTAACCTTTTCATTTTTTAGAAATGCTCCAGCAACATCAGGAGAGAATATTACTGTATCTATTACAACTCCAGTTTGTTTTTGAATTTCTGTTTGTTTTTTTTCTAGGTAATCAATAGGATTACAATTTGGATTACTGAATAGGTCATTTCCTGTAAGAACTTCTGAATTTATATCTCCATATTTAACACCTTCTGTTCCTGATTCCATAGGACAAACTCCAGTTTTTAAAGTTTCTATTAACATCCATTGTCTTGTTCTGAATGCTATATTTTTAAATTCTTTCATAGAATCTGCTAGCATTTGTTTTCCAACTGCTTGTGGATCAGCATAAGGAGTTTGTCCAAATTGTTGTTCAAAAACTGCTTCTGCTTCATTGACTGTTTGTAATTTTATCCAAGCTGGTTTAACTCTTTGTACTGCAAAAGAGTCTTTAACTATAAATATTCCTTGTTGTCTTTTTCCAACTAAAGGTGCTTTCTTTCTTCCAGCTTCTTTAGTATGTATTTCTAACTCTTGTACTTTTTCAGCCTTTTCTTCTCCTACTAATAAGTTATATAGAAAATTTTTAGGTGTTTTTGTTTGTTCAATTATTGCTGTTAATGCGATTAATCCAAATATTTTTGATGACATATATCCTCCCTTTTTACCCAATCATTATCAAAAGTTTTCTTGCTGCTCTTTTTACTTCAGCTTTATCTTTACCATTAAAATCTACATACTTTTCATTAAAAGAACCTGTTAAATATATAGTGCTTTTCTTATTATTACTATCAGCTTTAAAATCATCTGTTACTACACCATATATTTCAGCTGCAGTAGCCAGTTTTTTAACTTTTCCAGCTGTTGTTAGTTCTACCAAATCTCCCATTTTATATTCTCCAGCTTCAAATTCTACTTTCTCTGTATAAAATGGAAATTGTAAATCTCTTTTTAAATTACTTGTTTCATGTATTTCTTTATTCATAGTTCCTCCTATTCTTGATTTGCAATATTCACAATATCAGCTATTAAATTTTTTGTATCATCAGTTTGTCCAGGTGCTCTATTATCTATTTCTTTACTTTCTTTTCTTCTGATATCTAAAATATCAGCTGGATTTTTATTTTCAGGAACTTTTTCAGTTTCTTCCGTATTTGCATTATTTTCAATAAATTTTGCTAATACATTTTCAACTATTTCAGCTCTTGTTTTTCCAGATGATTTAGCTTCATCTATAATGTCTTTACATTTACCTTTTGTTTGGACATCAAGTGCATCTAAATCATTGATTCTTGCTCTTTCTTGTGCTATAGCCTCCTTTCTGATATCTTCTACTAATTCTTTATTTTGAGCTTCTAGCTCCTGCATGTTTTTTGCTCCCATGCTCTCTCCTCCTTTTTTTTCAGTGTTTCCACTGTTGATGACTTGTTTAGGTTTTATTTTAAAGTTTTCCAAGTTTGAAAATTCAGAATTTTTTACATCAAATACAATTTCTTCTGTTGCAAATCCTTTTTCAATAGCTTGTTTAGCTGTAAAATAAGTTGTTGTATCCATTAAATTAGATATTTCTTCTCTACTTAAATGAGATTTTGTAACATAAGCATTAATGATAGTTTCTTTCATAATGTCTAAAATGTTTGCAGTTTTTCTCATTTCTTCTGCATCTCCAGCCAGAGCTGTAATTGGATTATGTATCATCATAGTTGCTACAGGACTCATAGCAATTTTATCTCCAGCCATTGCTATAACTGATGCTATTGATGAGCATTGTCCATCAATGTAAACATTTTTTACTGCCTTGTGTCTTTTTAAAGCACTATAAATTGCACATCCTTCTGTTACTGACCCTCCTGGACTGTTGATATAAAGATTTATAACATCTATATCATTTCCAAAGTTTTCAAGTTTTTTGTAAACTTGATCTGATGTTACAGTTTCATCAAACCAAGAAAATCCACCAATTTGACCATATATTTGAATGTTTAATTCATTCTTATTCTTTCTTGTTTGATTTAGTATATCCATCTAAGCCAACCTCCTTTTTCTTTTTTATTTCAATAGCTTGTTGATTTAAATTTTCATTCCAATCACTACCATTTAGTTCCATTGCTTCCCTCTCAGTTGTAGATAGTCCATGTTTAATTTTTAAAATAGAAGCATTAACTTCTTTTATAGGATCTATTTGACCTTGTGAATTTCCATACCATTCAGCTTTTAAATATGCTTTTTTCATAATTGGATTTTCTAAAAATCCAGGTAAATTTATATATCCTTTTAAAACTGCTTCTTCAATTACTTGCTCAAAAATTGGCTGACAAAATGACCTTGACATCCATTTTCTTCTCCTACGATACATCTTACCTACTTCCAAGAGTGAGGCTCTTGAAGCTGAATAACTAGCATTGAATGAAGATAGTAAAACTTCAAATGGAATTTCTAAGGCTGTTCCTATCTGCTTTAATTGGGCATTAAAGAACATTTCAAATCTTGAATTTGGTCTGTTTGGATTTGCAAAAACCAAATCTTGTCCTGGTTCTAATACTCCAAAGTTCCCATAACCCATACTTAATTCAGTTCCTTCATACCTTTTCCCATATCCATTAGGTTTTTGGAATATTCCTTCTCCAACGCCACCTATTTTTCCAGTATTTCCTGTATTATTATCTTGTTTTATAAAGGCAGTAAACATTGCACTAACAACTGCATTCATAAGTTCAGCATTGGAAAATCTTGAAAGTTGAGATAATGTTTCAAGAGCTGGTGCAAGAAGTGGTACTCCTCTTACCTGCCCTATTCTTTCTTTTTCCATTAGTTTTAATATTTGCTTTCTTCCAGTAGAGTCAAATACTGGTATTCTAGTATATTGATAATGCTTATCTCTGAAATGATATGCTTTTATAACTCCCTTTTCATCAGTTTCTACTCCTTCATACAAATAGTCATTACTTTCTTGTGCCTCACAATAATATGAATCTAAGAACTGTACTTTTAAATCAAATAGTTCATTTTGTCTTTGGTGATATGGAAGATTGACAAAACATTCTCCATCCATTAAGTAAGTAATCATTGCTAAATCTTGTAGTTGATTAAATGTTAAATCCCCTTGAATATCACATTCTGTGCTATCAGCCCATAAAGTCCAGATATTTTCAATTTCTTTTTGTATTCTTTCAACTTCATCCGTAGAAAGATTTAGTAAAGAATTATTAATTCTACTTTTTAGTTTTAATCCATCTCCAATAACATTAGTTCTTATTTTGAGAATAGCTCCTCTTGAAATGGGATTTCCCATAAAAAGCTGTCTTGACCTTGCCATTAGGATTTCTTTGTTATCTTCAATGTCATCTTTTGTAGTATCTAAGGAATTGTACATTCCCTTAAATGCTATTTTTGTTGTACTAGCACCAGATTGACTATAATTGAGAAATTCTCTTTGTTGCCTCATAGCTTCTATTTGGTATTTTAGTTTTTCAGTTTTTAGTTCCTGGTTTAATTTATTTATCTTAGCTTTTCTCATACCTTCTCCTAAAACTCATGAGGAACTATTTGGAGAAATCTTATTCCTTCTCCTGTTCCACTCTCTATTTGAGCCTTTTTATTTTCCCACCAAATACGACCTTTTCTAATTTTTTCTAAATCTGCTCTTTTTAAATTTTGTCCATCTATTGTATATTCTTGACCTTTTAAAACTGCTTCTTCGGCTTCTAAATATAATCTTATATATCTTTCACATTCCTGAGCTGTTATTTTTGTATCAAGAATTTCATTTACTTTTTTCTGATAATGCTCTTTTAGTTCTTCTAATTTTTTCATATCATCTGGATTTGATTTTAAAAATTTAACTCCAGCTACCCAAGCATAACCATATAAGATAAGATCTTCTTCAGCTTCTTCTATTTCTAATAGTTTACTTTCAAAACTAGCTACATTTCTCATACTTCAACTCCTTTTTTATCGATGTTTATTTCTTTTTTCTTTTGTTCTAAGAATCCTTTAATTGATAATTCTAATAAATCTGCTCTACTAAGATTTACCAAATTTTCAGGTTCTATTCTAAATATATAAAATGGAACTGTTGCATAGCACTTACAGTCAAAGCCTTCATTTCTTGTTTGGATTTTCTTCCAAACTACTTTCCGATTTTCCTGAACTTTTATTTCAGCAGTTAAAGATTTGAAATATTCTAAATCATATCCTTTGCCATATTCTCCATTGAAATGGCAGTATCCCTCTTCATTGATTCTTGCATCTAATCTTCCAGAAACTATATCTTTAAGAGCATTTGAACCAATTGATAATAGGTCTATTTCCTTGTTTTTTGTTTTTCTAAATCCATTATTAATTGGGACATTTTCTCCACCAAGCCCTTTAATTCCTATTATTCTTCTATATTGTCTAGGACTTACAAAGTCATAAACTTTTTGAGTATGGTGTCCTCCTGTATCAATACAAGCAGAATAAATTTTTAATTTATCTCCATTTTGATAAAAATATTCTTTATCCAAAACTTTATCCAATCTGTCCCAAATTTCTTGCTGGTTTAAATCTCCATGTAAAATTATGTATTCCATTCCCCAGCTTTCATATCCAAGACCCCAAGCATTAACATCAATAGCTATCCACTTATCTTGAATGTCTACTCCTGCTGTTAAAATCAAAGCTTTATCAGGAATATAACTATATTTTTCCCTAGTTCTCTTAATAAGTTTCTTAGGATCTAATCTTCCTGTATATTCTTGTTCAAAGGTTTCAGCTAAAACTGTATTTATAAAGGCTTTTAGCTTTTCAACATCTCCTTTAATTTCTAGCCATTCTTGAACAATAGACTCCCAATTTCTAAATGGACTTGCTAAACCATTTAAGTGATAACCTAAATTTTTTGTTCTTTCTGGATATTTATGTATCCATCTTCCAGTTTTTTCATTCCCTTTTTTCCACTCTTTTTCAGTGAATGCTTTACCACAATGAGGACAAACCATTCTTACATTACTTCCATCAGGTTCAAATTTTATATTTCCCCATTTGAAAGTCTGTTCTTTCTTACAGTTAGGACAAGGAATATACCATTCAGCTTGACTTGAATTGTTATATTCATCTTCTATTTCAGAACTTCCTTTCACTGTTGGAGTTCCTGTAATAATGTGTTTTGTAATATCATCAAATGTGGAAGTTCTCTTTTTAGCAAGAGAAATAGGACTTCCTTCATTTCCTGAACTCTTTGGATATCTATCCACTTCATCAAGAAATATATTTCTAATTGGTCTTGCAGCTAACTTTGATGGAGAATTAGCTCCAACAAAAGCTATATATCCTCCTGGAAACATTTTGTGTGTAACAGTATTTCCAGAATCTTTTTTACTAGGTTCTTTAATAATTGTGTTAAGTACAGAGTTATTTATAGCTGGTTGTATTCTCTCCTTTGAGAAACTTCTAGCCATTTCATCAGTTGGTTGAACTATTAACATTGGACAAGGATCTAAATGAGCATATCTTAAAATGGTATTGATGATTAATTCACTCTTTGCTAATTGTGCAGCCATCATCAATGTAACTTGTTTAGTCTCTCCTTTTGTTATTTTTTCATATATTTCTATCATATATGGTGTTCTTTCAACATTGAATTTACCAACTTCTTTTGCTGATGTAGTATCTAAAACTCTATATTGATTAGCCCACTCCATAATACTTACAAGTGGTGGTTGTCTCAATATTCTTAAACACTCTTTTATTAATTCCCTGGTTCTCTCATACATCTTTTGCTTTTCTCCTATTACTTGGTGGATTATAATTTGCCAGTTCTTCCAAGCAATCTATCAAAGTATTTTTTAAATAATCCAATCTATCAGCTTCTGATATTTCACTAATTTCATTATCAATTTTTACAGCTGTTGCTTGTAATTTTGCTTTAAATTTAACTAAAATATCAGTTAAAACATATTTGACATCTTCATCCAGATGATATTTATCTTGTAAAATTTCAAGTTTATACTGTTGTAGCTCTCTTTCAACTGCTTTTTTCTTATTCCTTTCATCAGTTACAGTTAAATATTTTTTTAAACTGTCTTTCAAATCAAACTGGCCATTAAAATTTTTTTCTAATACTCCACGATTTGCAAGCTCTTTAACTGTCTTTTCACTAAGTCCTAAAATTTCTGCAAGAGTTTTTTGTGTTACTAGGTTTATATCTCCATTTCTTGTTTGGTTTATAAACTCAGTTACACATTTTATAAGAGGGTAACTTCCATTTTCTGATTTGTAATCCTTGAATAACTCTCTAACTCTTCTATCAGAAATATTAAGAACCTTTGATAATTGTTTTTCATTTGCAAGTATCATAATTCCATCCTTTTTTCTCCCATGCGTATATAAAAATTTTGGAACTTGGAAGGAAATCAAAAAATTTCGTATTTGAAAAGTTCCGAGCCTCCAGCCGCACCCTCTATTAAAAATATTTTGTCACAGTACCTTTTTGATTACTCGAAGTCCTCATCACTCACAGCTGTGTCATTTTCACTGTTGAGTGTAGCTTTAAGCTTCACTTCATCAACTACTCTGTAGCCTAGCATAGAGTTAAGCTCTCTTGCTGCTGCTACTCCAGCTAGTAGTGGTTTGTCCTTTCGTACTCTCTTACTTACTGTGTGACCATCAGGACTAGACTCATCAATGTATTCAATGATATCTACTCCATCTATAGCACTGTTTAAAATTTTATTTAATCTCGTTGCTATGCTTAATATCCCTAATTCTGTATCTTGAAATAGGATTTCTCTTAATTCTGTTATCTTAGTTGCTATCTTTGGACTTTTTTCTATATTAGCTGCTTTAGTATTTTCACTATATCCAGCCTTAATCTTTGCTTCTTCTTTTCCAATTCCAGACATTCGATATATAACATATTTAGTTTGTTTTTCTGTCAAGCCCTCAAAATTGCATATCTTTGCATTTTGTTTTTCATCTATTTCAGCTCTGATTTCTTTATACTTAACAAGATATCTATTAATCCAAGAGATAATAGTATTTTTGTTATATTTTGTTTTTCTTTGTATTTCATCATATAAATCTTTTTTCTTTGTACTAAATTTAGTAATTTCAAGTTTTATATATAATTCCAAAACTACTAATTGTTCTTCTTTAAAATTATCTGTTTTACTCATCTCTATACCTCACTGATTAAATCATCTTTTATGTCCTCCCACGTTCTTAGGATTTTCTTTTAAAACATCTAAATTGATTTTAGTTATTTCCATAGTCCTCCCTGTTCTAAATTGTTTTATTTTTTTTGCATTATAAAAATAAATAATTATATTTTCAGTTTTAGAATTAAAGTGCATCACATAATTATCACGCGAGAAAACTATAAAAAAGTATTGATAATAAAGGGAAAAATTTTTTTGAAAGTGTGAAAATAGGAAGTTTTTTCTTCCTACTTTTTGCAAAAAAATGCCAAATGATTTTTAGTATCACATTTGACTTTTACATTGAAAAGTATTAGATTTGCGAAGAATAGTTCGAGCCTCTCTATGTTAGAAAAAAAATCTCTTTGTGGAGATGCTCTTTGCTGTGAATGATTTAGAATGTCTTTTATTTTACTTCTATAAAAAACAATCTGCCTGTAGCATTTATTGCTACTACTAGTAACAATATCATCAAGTATTTTATAATCAAATATCCATTCTAAATTATCTCTAACAAGAGAATCTAGATCTTGACATCTGAAGTTTAAAAACTTTTCTTTTAAAACTTCTACTGATTTTTCTACTTCATCTATCAGTATTCGTCCTAAAGTTTGAGATATTGTGTTTTGTATACAATCTTTAATATTTTCTATTGTTATGTATTTTATTGAGTTAAATTCAAAATAATTTTTTATAATTTTCTTAGTTAATCTGTGTTCAAGTCTCAGGATTGCTCCCTTAACTTTCCTTGTATTTTTCTTATTGTTTTCATGTCCTTTAGAATAAAGTTTTATCTTCCAACCTGACATTGGCTGAAAACTAAATCCTGTTGTATAAAATTTATTTTCATTTTGATTAAAGTTATAATATTGAACTTTATCTAAATCATCATATTTTCTTGTGAGTGCTTTAAAAAAATAACTCACAATATTATGAAATTTATAAAAGTTCCCAACTACTTCTTGAGTAGCGAATTCTAAATATTCATATTTTACAGCTTCAGCTGTAATTTCATAGTCTATTAAACTATTTATTAATTTTACTAGATTATTTTCTACAATTATTTTTCTAGTTTCATCTGATAATGGATAAATATTATCATCACTGAAAAATCTAGGATAAGAAAAATCTATTTTTATAGTTGTTAGTCTTTTAATTTTCTTTTCTTCTAATTTTATGTAATTTATGTTCTTTTTATCTATTTTGTAATTATTTGTATGATTAGAAAGACTTTCTGAAAAACTATGAGGAAATATTATTTTAACTCTTTCCCTTACATACAAAATATCGGTTTGGACATCAATATAGATACAAGCCCTATCTAGTCCATACATTAAAACTTCACTTTGATTTCTTTATTGCAATGTGGGCAAGTTATTTCTAACTCTCTCTTTTTTAGATAAACTGTAACTCTTCTTCCTCTTGCTACTCTAATTCTTTCTTCTGTTACAGAATATAAATACTCTCCACAACTACAATAATCATGAGCTATTTCTTTATCCGAATTCTTGGCTTTGGGCATTCATACCAGCTCCTCCTTATTTTTTGATATGTAAGAATTAAATAATTTTCTTCATTATATTTTTTAGAAAGTTCTTTATAACCTTGTTTAAATGTTTTTCTATTAGAAAAAACACATTTTTCAATAACATTTTGATATTCTGTTTTATCATATACAATTTTTTCTTTTGAGATTATTTTTATCAGGTAAGTATAATCGCATTGATTAAAGTTCATATTATCCTCCAAAAAATAACCTTGTTGCTTTTTAGCTAAATTTCAACTAAAATTTTTTGAACTTCGTCAACTGCAGCAGGTTTATTATTTTTTAAAGCTTTTCTTAAACCCCAGTCACTTGAATATGAAGTTTTCTTTCTAAGTTCAGAAAATGTCATATCTAAGTCAATCAATTTTTTCTTTACTTCCTTTAAAAAAGAAGTGTCTTGATTTTCTTTCATAGCCTTCCTCCTTTTTGACAAATATAACATATACTTTTACATTTTGTCAATAAGCAACAGAAAATAAATTTTTCTAAAAATAAAAAAAGTAGGATTTCTCCTACTTTTAAACAATTAAAAATATTTTATTTTAAGCAAAACAACATTATTAAAAAAATAATATCACTAAATACTAAAATACTTAATCCTATTAAGATAGAAATTATACAAAAGAACAGAATACCTTTTCTATATTTTTCTTTTGTTGCCAAATTAAATAAAGTATGAATAGCTAAAATCAAAGTAGGATTAATAATAAAAATTAAAGCAACCAATTGATTTGGTTTAATATCAATCCCTTTAAATATTATAGAAATATTTCCTGCTATTAATGTAAAAACTGATAAAAACATTGTTAGTTTTTTCATTGCCTCAATTTCCACAGTATCAAATTTTTCTACATATTTTGTAATTAAATTTTCTAATTTATTAGCCTTGTTATTTAAATTCTGATCAATACTATTAAGTTTTTCATCATATTCTTTATCTAATTGTTTTAGTTCATCTACTTTATTGTTTAACTCTTTATCAAGGTTATTAAGTTTTTCATCATATTTTTCAATTAATTGTTTTAATTCCAACTCTTTATTTTCCAATTGTTTAATAAAATCTTTTTTATTATTTTCTGTTTTAAAATCTATAGCTTCTATAGCCTCTAATCTTGCAATATCTAAATTTATATGATCATATAATTTTATTACACAAGGACATATCTCTTGATTTGGAATTTTATCTATTGAATTATAAATATATTCTATATTTATTTTAATTTTATCTAAATAAAGCCTCTTTTCTTTATCAATATAAATAGAGTATAAAACTGAAAAAATTGAAGAGTATAGATGTCTTTTTTTTCCTTCATCTCCATAGATATTTTCAAGCAAGGTAAAGTATTCATTTAAATCTTTCTCTTTTAAATCGTTAGTTGAAAGTTTTATAAGAAATTTTATTAATTCTTTATTCTCATTTTCATTCATAAACTCTTTTGTCATAATTTATTATAACCCCTTGGCTATTTCACAAGAAATATCTTGGTCAGTAATAGGGTATCTTTCTGCTATGGAAATAGAATTAGACCATGCTCCATCTGAAACATGACTTTTAGCAACTAAATCCCATGGAGAAATATAGATACACTCTTTAAGAATATTTTCAATTATTTTTTTTGAATCATTATCTATAAAAGTATCTTTAGATGAATTTTCAGAGAATAAATCTTCATACAGAACTAATTTCATTGCTCCAAATCCTGCAAATTCATAAAATACATCAGGGATTACTGGTCCATATTGCCATGCTTCTATTCTATTTGAAAAAATTCCATAACCTCTTCTTCTTATACTTTCTTTTTGAATAAAAAAAAGGATTTTTTGTAATTGTAAATTTGTGATTCTTAACTCATTTTTATCACACCATCTAATAATATATTTTGCAATATCCAATGCATCATATTTTAACATGAACCATCCCTCCTTTTTTGTTCTTTTTGTTCTTTTCCTTTTTGTATTATATATTATACAATATTTTTTAAATATTTACAAAAGTAAAACATAAAAATGTGTATAATAATTATTTTTAAGTATTTTATTTATTTAGATTCTTTTTATCACAAATAAAAATACTATATCATATTAATTTCACATATAACTTTTCCCATTTCTTTAAAATTATCAGTTTCTTTGACATAAATAGGGCAATCTTTTTTACTATCAATTAAAAATATTTCATCTCTATTTGAAATTTTCTTAACAGCTATGATCCAGCTTTTATTAAAATAAAATGCTCCTACTTCATTATTTTTAATTTCTTCATCTTTTTTTATAATAATTATTTTATTATTTTTTTCTTTTACACCAATTATCCTGTTATCTGAATTTATTTCATTTATTGGTAATGAAAGTGTGTATTCATCAGAATTCTCAATATCTGAGAATTTTCCTAATGCTAATGATAATGATGAGTATATTTTTATTTGCTGTGTGTTTTCATTTTGTTCTAATGTTACTGAATAATCATTCTTAATTTCTTCAGCAACATTATGAGATATATTTCTCTCTTTCTTAGGAAGATATCCAATTTTTTTATATACTTCAATAATATCAAATTCATAAATATTAGCAAGGTGGCATAGTAAAATGGGATTAGGTAACTTTCTTTCTGCATTTTCAATTCTTTGTATGTCACTTTTCTCAATGATTAAACCTTTTGATTGAAGTTTTAATCTTAACTCTTCAAGTGTATAACCTTTTTCTTTTCTTTTTTCAGCTAAGAAATTTCCTAGTTCTATCATTTCTTTTTCATTTAATTTCATGAAGCACCTCCTTAAAAAATAATTTTTATAAGACATTATATAATTTTTTTTATAAAAAAAATATAGTTTTTTAGCAATTCTTAAAAAAATAGTTGCTTTTTAACTACAAAAGTGATATAAATAAATTAAATTGTTAAAAAGCTACAAAAATATTTTATAGTTTTTTAACAAATTTAAAGGAGTTGAGAAGTTTGGAAATTTTAGGTTATCTTATTCTAATATTTTTATTTTCATTCATTTTTAATTTTTGTATATTTTTTATCTTATTATTTTTTTTAATAAAATTTTTTATTGAGTAAATTAGGAGGAACAATGTTAAAGATTATCATTTTATGTACTTTAGCTGCTTCAATTTTTAATGGACTTTTTTATTTTTTAGTTTCATTTTTTCTTTTAAAAAGAATTAAAAACCTTATAAAAAAAAGTGTAGTAACTTTTGAAAAATTACAACACTTAAAAAAAGAGGACTAACTTTATTGACTACAAAAGTGATATAAATAATTAAAGTTGTTAAAAAGCTATTAAAAAATTAAAAAGTTTTTTGCAATAAATATGAAATTACATATGTATAAGGAAGTGAAAAATGAAAAAAAATATTGAAATTTTAACAAAAGAAATTTTAGAAGAGTATACAGCTGGAAGTTCCTTAGAAAAAATCAAAGATAAATATGGAGATTTTGGAATAGATTATATAAATAAATATAAAAAACAAAATGTAACTGGTAATTTAATAGATTTGTTTTCCAGTAAAAATAATGAAGAATTAAAAAAGGAAATTTATAACTTATATCTATCAGGTACATCAAAAAAAGAAATTAAAAATAAGTATGGAGATTTTGGAATTTTAATAATTTCTAAAATTTTGGAAAAATTAACAATTCCTAGGATCTAACCATGAAGAAAATTATATATTTTTTTCTTATTATTAATATCTACTCCTCTTTGAGAAGCATATTTTTTAGGAAAAAGAATAGCAGATTACATAAACGAAAGACTTGATGAAATTGAAAGAGATTTAAAAAATTAATCAAAACATATGGAGTTGGTTTAAATGCAAAAGAAAAGGAAAGTTATAAGCAAAAAAAATATTAAAAGAAATTTAGCAGAAAACAAATTAAAAATCATAGCAAATACTTATATAAAAAATCGAATAAGACTTATAAATGATGTTAAAAAAAATTTAAAAAGTCAGTATCCTCCAGATTTAAAGTCAACAAAGTTATTGCTAGAATTTTTAACTTGTAGAGTAAAAATCGATCGTATTTTAAGAATTAAAAAATCAAAAAGAACTGTAGAAAAAAATAAAAAATTAAATATACTACTAAAAAAAGATAAGAAATTAGGAATATTAATTTTTTCTTAAAAAATTTATTTATTCAAGATTGATACTTATGATTCTATCTAGTCTAAACATTTTAGGTCTTTTAGTATCTATATCAACAACATTCATATAATAAATATTATTTTTTTGATAAACTTTCCTAATTATAACTTCCCTATTTAATGGAATTAAATCTCTTTCACCTTGATATTCAAATGATAGTACTCTACCAGTATCCACATATTCATCTTTTAGAAGTTGTGCAAGTTCTTCTACTGAAAGTGGTTCTTTTGAAACAGGTGTAGGTTCTTCTGTATCTAAATCAAGTGAAAGTAGTTTTTTAGGAGTTTGTGTAATGATATCGTTTTCACTTTCTAAAAGAACAGGTTCTTCTGTATTAGTATTTTTATCTTTTTTACTAATATTTTTATCAGTTCTATTTTTTTTAGATTTAGCAATAGTATTTTTATTTTTAGTGTTTTTCTTTTTAGTAGATTCAGAATAATAGACATTATAAATTAAAATAGACAGCAAATTAAGAACAAAGAAAAATAGCAGTATAAATACTACTGTGATGTCTTTATCTTCTATACCTTTGAATATTGCCACTCCATAGAAAAGTAAATCAAATAAAAAGAACTTTAGTAAGAATAATACTTTTAAGTTCTTAGTAGTTTTATCTTGAATTTCCTTTTTAAATAAAAGATACAATGCACTTGGAGATGCAAAAAATATAAAAGAAAATAAATAAATAAAAAATCTAGCCAAAATAACCCCTCCTTGAAAACAAAAAATAATTAATCTTTGAGTAGTATGGTTCATAAGCAACTTTCCCCAAAGTTCATAAAAACTTATGGACTGTACCACTAAAAGATTGATTAATCTTGTGTATTATCTGGGATATACTCAATTAGATCTTCAATTTTGCAATTAAAGAATTTACATAACTTTTCAATAGTATCGAAATCTATTCTTGATACTTTTTCATGATAAAGTGCTGAAATTGTTGGTCTACTAAGTTCAACTTTTTCAATAAGTTTAGCAATGGTTAATTTATGTTTTCCCATTAAGTCTGAAACTTTTATTTTTATCATAGTATGCCTCCTTTTTTACTAGGTTATTTTATTATTATGTTTATATAATATAACATTTTAGTAATTAACACAAGTAAAAAAATAAACTTCTTTTTTAAAATATAAACAATACTTTTATTTTTATTTTATGTAATATAAGTATTCTATTTTTAAATATATACAATTTAAAATAGAAACTATTTTTTTTAAAATAAAAACTATTTTTTACATAAAAAACTTGACAAAATAGAAACAATGTTTTATATTATAGAAAACTAGATTACTAAAATTATTAGGAGAAATATAGAAAATAATTTATCAAGTTGAGAGATAATTACAGAGCAGATTCTTAGAAATACACACCTTCTAGCAAATAACAATAAACATTAAATATTTGGGAGGTAATAAAAATGGAAAATGAGTTTAAAGAAGCTGCTTTAAGTTTTTTGGAGGGATTGTTAGATTCAGGAAAAGTAGAATCAAAAACAAAAAAAGAAATATCAGATTTGTATGAAGAATTACAAAAATCTAATATTTCTAAAGAATTACAACATTTAATTTTTAAAACAATTGAAAATTTAAAAAAAGAATATTTTGATTTTGGTTTTACTGCCTACAAAAATTTTAAAGAGTAAAACAAAAAAGGGATCCCGACCAAGACACCCCTTTTTAGTAACTTAACTCCATTCATTAAAAAGATCTAAGTTTTTTTATTATAACATAATTTGTATTTTATTTCAAGATATCTATATTTCTCTAAATAGGAGGAGAACTTATGAAACTAACAGAACTACAAGAATTAATTCAAAAGTATGGAGAAAACACTAAATTTATTGAAATTAAGGAAGAACTTAAAAAAATGGGCTATCCTTGCAAAATTGAAGGTGAAGCTGATGTTTAAAAATTTTAGGACTATTTATATTGTTACTAATGCTGATAAAACTATTCTTTCAGCTTTCACTTCTGAAGAAGAAGCAAAAAAAGAAATTGATTTTAAATATTCAATTCTTCCTGAAAGATTTGATATTCAACCTTGCTGTTTGAACATTGATGAAAGTTTTGTTAAAGAAATTAAAAAGAGATTTTAAGGAGATTACAATGAAAGACTTATATTTTATAGATGAAACTACAAAAATAATATTTGCTTTAGTTGAATTACCTGGAAAAGTACAAATGGATTTTTTAGGAATTGAAAGAATTCATTATATCAATAGAGATGTTAGTAAAAATTGGTATGAAGAAACTAAAAATAAAATTATAAATTCTAAGCATCCAAAATTAATGGAAGCAATGAAAGAACTTGAAAGATTGTATAAAGGGATGAAATGATAAGGAGACCAACTATGAAAAGTAGAGAATATATAGAAAATAAAATAAAACAATTAGAAGATTTAAGAAGTGAACTTTTAAAAGAATATCAAGAAAAATTAGATGCTGGTAATAATGATGAAGTTCTTTGGCAATATATAAGCAATAAAAATATTGAAATTTGGACTTTAAAAGATATTTTAAACGATTAATTGGAGGCTTAAATATGTATATTAAAAATAGAGAAAAATTAGAAAAAGCATTGGCTAACTTAATAAAAGAAATGATAAACCAAGAAATGATTGATGAAAATAAAAAAGAAGTAGCTGATCAATTGTCAGCTGCAAGAGAATATGAATTAAAACAAATTTGTGAGAATATAGCTGATCAATATGCTGCAATTAAAAAACCAATTTATTAAAAAACTTAAAGAATTAAGAACAATCTAAGGCTAGTCCTTAGATAGATGGCTATAAATAATCATATTTGTAGCTATCTATATAAAGACTAACAAATATTACAAGGAGTTGAAAACTATGTTTTTAAATGGATTACCACCATAAGATAATGCTTCTTGGACATTGGCAATTGAATATTTCTTTACAGTATTTTACAGAGGAGGGAATTGTTCTATGAAATGGAGGAAGAATGAGTATTAAACTCTTAAAAAAATTAGTTAATCATGAAATTAAAAGATTTTATGTAAAAAATAAACTTGATAGAAAAGATTTTATTATTGATATTGAGGGAGAATTTAAAATCAGCTTTATCACTCATAATTATGCTCAAACAAGAGGTTGGGATAACCGTATAATTATTGGAGCAACAATTAATAAAAAACTTTCTAAAAATAAAATAAATTATTTAATACTTCTTTATTACATTAAAAAATTACTTGATAATTTTTCTAATCATGTAGATTGAAAATAGAGCACAGTTACATCTAGGAATAATATTGCCTTTAGCTATTGTGATATGTTTGCGACATATATTACATTCTAATTCATAGTCATTTGGGGCAATAAGTCCAGGTAATGCCACACTTTCTTTAATAGAATATTTAGGAAGTGAACTAGGTGGGTCTTTATAGATACTTTTTGCAGTATCTAGCATTTCTTTTAGAGACTTAAATTTACTATGTTTAGCTATAAAATTATCAATAATTTTATCTGCATCTTCAAGTGTAGCTTTTTTAGGTAGATTTGATGCACCTGAACGATATTCAGTTTTATTTAATATTATTTCAATTCCTTCTTCTTTAGCTTTCTTTATAAAATCTTTATGTGAGTTGAAGTCTGTATATTCTTTGTAAAATTCATCTGGGAATATATAACCTTTATGATATTTTTCTTTCATATCTCCTCCTTAAAGTATTTTAAATTCTCCCTTCTATAAAATACTGTAACTTAATTATACAATACTTATTAAAAATTTCTATTGAAAGATAGGAGGAAGGTAAATATGGCAAAGTTTAGACAAATACAAACTAGCTTCTGGAGTAATACTTACATCCAAGAAGAAATGACAGCAGAAGATAAATACTTCTATTTATATTTAATGACAAATGAATTTACAACACAAATTGGAATCTATTCTATAACTAAAAAGCAAATGGCTTTTGATTTAGGATATTCTATGGAGTCTGTGACTGCATTGTTACAAAGATTTGAAACATACCACAAGCTAATAAAATATGATGTTGAATCAAGAGAAATTATCTTATTGAAATGGGCTGAGAATAATCTAAATATTGGTGGAAAGCCAGTGCAAGATTTGATAAAAAAGGAAATTAAGCAGGTTAAAAATAAGGAATTTTTAACTTTAATGTATTCTAGTTGTCCTGAGAATTCTTTGAAAAATTTTATAGGACTTTTAATTTATAAAAATAACGTATCGTATAACGAGACTGCTAACGAGTCGTCTGACGTATCGTCAATAAATTTATCTAATTTTGAAAAAAACAAAAAAACTAATAATAACAATAACTTTTACGAGTCGTCTGACGTTCCGTTGAACGAGGCGGGGGCAATAAATAATAAAGAAGAAATAATAAATAATAATCATAATCATGATCATAATAATATTTATGATCGTGATTTAAAAATAATAAAAGAATGGTTTAAGAAAAATGAAATTGATTTTTCTAAGAAGCATGAAAATAAAATAATTGAGTTATTAAAAAATAATTCAGTAGATTATATTTTAAAGATCTTCCAGGAACAAATGGATATCCTAAAAAATAGAAAGAATGTTAAAAATATTGCAGCAGTTTTTTCAGCTCACTTGTTTAAAGGAACTTGTGAAGTAAATTCACAAGTAATAGAACAAAAAGAGCTTGATCAAGAAAAAATAAAAAATGAACAAAGAAAGGAGTATAAAGGAAATGATAAAGCTATGGAAGTTTTTAAAAGTTTACCTACAGAGCAGCAGTTGAAAATTGAAGATGAAATTATAGAAGAATTTAAAAATCCTGTTCTTAGAGAAATTAAGAAAAATACAGAAACAGTCTATTATTTAATGATTTCTCAAAAAATAATAGAAAAAATAACTGAATTAGGATTACTAAGTGCCTAAAAGGAGAATAAATGGGAGAAACTGTAAAAATAAATATGCCATTCGATAAATGGTGTAAATTACAAAAAGATTTTGAAAGAGTAAATTCTAAGCTTCCAGAAAGTGAAAAACTAGATTTTGAAAAATATAAGTACTGTGTAGATTGGGGTAGATTATCTTTTGATTTGCATGGTATAGAAATGGGAGCATTTAAAAAACTAAGAGAACCTGAATTTTATAACAAGAAAGGAGAAAATTATTAAATGAAATTACATGGAAAATTTTACAGCATTACAACAGGAGGAGTTTATAAAGCTTTGAATGTTGATTTCAAGGAAAGAAAAATAAAAGGAACAAACCAAAAAACTGGTGAGCAAGAATTTAAATTTTCAGATGTTATTTGGCTAGAAAGTACAGGTATAAAAATTGATAAAAACTACATTTACACAGATGATTATGTGTTAGCTGTTAAGGATCATAAAGTTATAGCTTGTGGAGTTGTAAAAAAAAGAGCAGATGGAAGTTATGCAATAGTTAATAAAAATCAAGGTATAGTAAATCCACTTTTACAGCTTCAGTTCGATGGAGCAAAATTAATAAACTTACAAAATCATAAAATATATTTTGCTAAAAAAAATCAAAAATAGGAGGATATTATGGGAGTCATACTAGTAAAAAACAACAAAGGTGGAGTTGGAAAAAGCTGGATAGCATTACAGTTAGCAGCATACAAAGCTTTTAACAATGAAAAAGTCTTAATATTAACATCAGACTCTCAGAATAATATTTTGAATTATTCTGGAATAAAAGTTGAAGATACTTCAAAAAAAGGGCTTGAAGATATGCTTGAAGGAAAGCCTTATAACTTAACTAAGTTAAGACCTAATTTATTTTTCTTACATCTTCAAGGTTATAAAGTTAAAGGGAATCTTGATGAAAAATTTAAGAAAAGAATTAACAGTTTAAGAGATGAATTTAAACATATCATCATAGATGGATCACCTGTCATGGACTTAGATTCTATCTTTGTTGATGTAGCTGAACACATTATTGTTCCAACTTTTTTAGATTCTGTCACTACAAGTTCTATTTTAAATTTACTTAAGAAAACTGATATTTCTAAAATTAGAGCTGTAATTCCAAATAGAGTAGGAAGAACAAGAATAGAAAAAAACTTCTACACTTTTTTAAAAGATACATTAACTCGTTCAGGAGTTTTCTTATCTATTCCAATTAATCATTCAGCAGTTATTTTAAAACTACTTGAAAAAGGTACTCTACTTTGGGAAAGTAGATCAAAAAAATTAGATGATATAAAAGAAGTTTTTGTAAAAGTTTGGGGTGAGATAGATGATGAATGATGTGATGAAACAATTTGAAAATGCAATTTCTACTAATCAATTAAGAAAATTTGATTTCAAAAGTTACGAAATATCTGACATTGATAAAGAAAAAGTTGAAGAACAAGAAGCAAAACTTTTAAACAGCTTTAGAAAATATAAAAATAATCTTTTTGAAATATGCAGTTCTTTAGCTGAAGTTGAAAAAATATTAAAAGCTTCTGGTAGTTTTATGGCTTGGTATGAAAGTGCAGGGCTTACAAAAGATATGGTTTCTGTATTTTTAAAACGTTGGAATTTATATAACTATTTTCCTGACTACAAAGATAAAATCTTTAGTTTATCAGATCAAGCTATAAAAATATTATCTCATAATTCAATAGGTTTTGATGATGTAAAAGCAGTTTTAATAACTGAAGCTTCAAAAGTTAAAGAGATAAAACAATTATTAGCTCCAGCAAGAGAAGAATTTAAAAATCATACTAGTGAACCTGGTGAACAAAAATATTTTAATTTTAATAAAATTAAAAAAATGGAAAAAAGAGTTAAAAAATTAAAAGATGAAGAAAGAGAAGAATATAAAAGAGAACTTACAGAATATGTAAAAAAATTACAACAACTAATGGAGGAACTATGAGTAATGAGAATCAAAATAATTTAATCAATAAAGAAGATTTAATAAAAAAAGCTAAAGAAACTATAGATTATAATAACTCTCTTGTGGATGATGATGCAGCAGTTGCTATGCTTGGAATTTCAAGGATTGTTAATTTAAAGAATGAAATAGAAGAACTTAAAGTTTTCATAAAGGTTTTAAATAGATTAGCTTAAAAAAGACTTTATTATTTTGCACTGCAAATGACTTGCTCGTGTTAATAAAGCCCTGGACAGTTTTATTTTACAGTAAGTTATTTGTAGTGTCAATACATTTTAGGAGAATAAGATGGTAAAAATAAGAAAAATAGAAAATATAAAAGATAAATTTGGAATATTTAAAAAGAAAGTAAGTAGACCAATTCTATATAAAGAAATTTATGGAATAAATCAGTTAAGTGCTTGTAATAGAAATGGTTCATATTCAAGCTGGGACTTCACTGGAACAATAAATGAAGTTAATGAATATGAAAAGATATGGTGTAGTAGAGGCTCAAATGGTTTTGACTTTATAGGAGTAGAAGTTTTAAAAGGCTTCCAAGGTCAGTCAAAGTATTATGGTTGGATGTAAAGGAGAAATAATGTCACTAAACATAAAAAAAGTTGGAGAATATTTTTACTTAGTTAATGGGGAATATACTGCAAGTAGTTTTAATGAAGCTGTTGTAATAGCTTATGAAAATAAAGAAAAAATAAAAAATTTTGAAGTGGAATATGCGGAAACTACTTTTTGGAAAAAAATTAAAAATAAACTTAACTTTCCGTTTCTTTTATTGGAAAGCTGGATGTGATCTTATGGATATACTTAAATTAGCTTTAGCTGTTCTTATGGCTGAGAAAGGTGTTGTTAAAAATGAGAAAAGCGAAGAAAACAGAGAAGAGAGAAATCAAGATAAATGAAAAAAAAACGATAAAGGTTACTAAAAAACCAACTGATGAAAAATTAGAATCAGCATTACTTGCAACAATTATTCTTAATATCTCTAGAACTTGTACAAATCATAAAAGTATATGGGATAAAGAATTAAAAGAAAATGATGGTATTATCCCATTCCAAAAATATATGGAAATATGTAAGGTTCGTGCTTCTGCAGATAAGATATATGAAAAATACTTTGAACCTAAAAATGACGACATAGAAGATGATGTAAGAGGTAATTTCTTTTATACAGAAGTTATGGGAAAACAAGCAATGAAATGTCTTTCAGGTATAAATGAAACTCCAATTTTAACACCTGATGACGTTTCTCAAAAGCTTCCAGTAGGCTTCATGGGAACTCTTTGTTCCTGGGCAAGAATGGTTAAAGATTTAGATACTGCAAAAATGAAAGGTGCTGCTAGAAGATTAGGAATAAATGAAAATGAACTGAATAAAATTTTTAATTTTTCAAATAAATATATGGCATGGGTATATGAAGAAATATCATTTAAATAATTTTTAAGGAGAAACAATGAAAATAAAAGTTAATCAATTTTATGAAAATGTTGATTGTCCTCGTGAATTTATCTGTGCACATTGTGGAGCTCATGTATATGTTACTGATACTAAAGATAAGAGAGTTAAGTACTGTTCTGCTACTTGTGAAAAGCAATACTAGAGAGACAAGAGCAAAGCTGATGCAGCATATAAAAAGAGAAGTAAAGAAAAAACAATAGGGATGAGAAATTATAGTAAAAAAGAAATGGCTATTAAACTCTATAAAGAGAAAAAAGAAGCAGAAGAATTTGAGTGGAAAGAAAGAGGTAAAAATGAGTAATGGCTAAAAAGAAATCTAAGACATATGAAATGTATGATGAAATTTCAAGCTATATAAAAAGTCAGTGTAATGACAACTTCACTTTAAAAACTTCTTTAAATGAAATTGCAGATAAAGTTCTAGAAACAGAAAAAAAGTTCTTTAAAAAGAAGAGATATGATGTTACACATGAAAATATAATAGAAATCATTTGTTACGAAATGGTTTTGAAAGCTAACAAAACAAGACTAAGTTCTTTAAATTATTGGGATTTAATAGAAATAATAAAAAAATGGTTTTTTAAAGCCAAAATAGAGTTAGTTTCAACAGCTGATGCATGGCATACAGATTATATGTCTCATATCAAAGAAGTTTATTTAAAAGCTATCCCTGGATTAAAAGAATTTGATAATCTTATAAAAACTTATACAGAACTTTCAAAAATGATGAATTCTGGAATAGATGTTAGTAAATTTCTAGAAGATACAAAAAATCAACTATCTTCATATCCAAAAGATTTTTGCTTAAAATCACCATATTTATGTAACTTATTGACAGAAATTATTATTGAAGCAGAAGAAAAAAAGGAGAAAAATGAAAAAAATAGAATTAGTAAATAATCAATTAAATGTTAACTTAAAACCAAATGATAAGATATTGCTTCAAACAAAATCAGGAATAGCTAAATTTGAATATATATCAAGAAAAAATGATGAACATCTTATAAAAAGAATAGAAGTAGAAAGAAAATACATCCTATATTTCACAGTTTCAAAGTTTTGGTTTGTAAAAAATGGAACTGCAACTTATTTACTAGGAGATGATTAAATTGCATAAAATAGTTGAAATTTACAGAGAATGTGGAAATTTTTATGAAGCTGTTCAAAAAAGTGGTTTACCTATTTTAGTTGCTCATAAAATTTTACTTACATCAGGATTATTAAAAATACAAGACAAAATTAAATATGGTGGTAGATCTACAAGACTTGGTGGAGAAGCTGAAGAGTATTTTCAAAAACTTGTACCTAAAGCAATTGATGCTAATAAATATTGGCAAAAGAATAATCCAGTTTTTGATTTCTGTTTAGATGGACTTTATATTGATGTTAAATATTCATCTATAAGAATGAGAAGTGGTAAAAAGTCATGGGGTTTTGATTGTAAAAATGGAGCTGATTTAATAGTTGGCTTCTTAGAGAGTGAACCTGGAGCAGGTTTAAAAAATCCTTATATAGTTATTTTTCATAATCAGTTTGTTCCTTTAAAAGGAAATTTAACTATAACAGAAGAAACACCTAGATTTAATGATTTTCAGGTGAAAAAAGAAGAAGTAAAAAATATAGTAGAAGAATATGCTGAGTTAAAAAAGATATTGGAGGAACAAAAATGAATGATAATTTAAATCTTTTTAGTGGACCTGATTTAAGTAAAAATATTATTGCAGAAGCTTCTGTTGATAATATAGTAAAAAAAATACAAAGTTTAGTTCATAAACAAAATTATGACGAAATATTTTTTGATTGGATAAGATGTATGTTTTATACTTATTCAAATACTTGTAATAAAGTAGGAGCAGAAGATAGGGAAGAAAAATATAAAAAAATAGTTGAAAAATATGGTAAAGGAATAATTGGTATATTCATTGACTGTAATGTGGAATTAATTAGACTTTTTGAAAAAAATATTGATGATTATTTAGGTAAGATTCATCATAAATTAGAAGTTCATAATAAAATGAAAGGTCAATTTTTTACACCTTTTCATTTATCAAAATTGTTAGCATATACAAGATTTGAAGAATTAAAAAAAGAATTAGATAGTGGAAAAAGCATTAAAATAACAGATTCAGCCTGTGGATCTGGTTGCTTAATACTAGGAATGTTAGCTGTCTTAAAAGAAAAAGGTATTAATTACCAAAATAAAATTTTTATAAGCTGCAGTGATTTGGATGAGAATGCCATTCAGATGGCTTATGTCCAATTAACTCTTGCTGGTGCTAAAGCTAGATGTAAAAATGAAGATGCTTTAACAGGCAAGTGTTTTGGAAGTTGGGATACTTTTAGTTACAGTATTAGTGGTGATACAAGTTTAGAATTTGAGGTTGATTATGGAAGATATAAAGAATAACATTATTAATCAAATTACTTTTGAAATAAATAGAAGCAATGATTTCAGTGTAGAAGATATTGAAAGAATAAAAAATATTATAATCATACAACTAAAAGATTATGATATTGTTTCAAAAAAATATGAAATAGTTGTTTCAGATAGAACTAATGCAGAACTTTGGAAAAAATTCTTTTTAACAAAGAAAGCTGAAAATCTAAGTGACAAAAGTTTATTATATTATAAAAATTCTCTTGAATTATTTTCTCTCTTTGTAAAAAAATCTTTTTTACAGGTTACTACAGATGATATTAGATTATATTTAGCTGTAGAAAGAGAAAAGAACCAGCAGAAAGCTGTTTCAATAGATAACATAAGAAGAATTTTAAATTCCTTCTTTTCATTTTTAAATGAAGAAGAATATATTTCTAATAACCCTGTTAAAAAAATTAAAAAAGTTAAAGGTCAAAAAACTGAAAAAACTGCTTTTACACAATTAGAGTTAGAAAAACTTAGAATGGCTTGTGAAAACTCCTTAGAAAAAGCAATAATGGAAGTTCTTATATCTAGTGCTATACGTGCAACAGAATTGGCCAATATAAAAATAAGAGACATTGATTTTGAAAAAAATGAAATAAAAATTATTAGAAAAGGTAATAAAGAAGGAGTTGCTTTCATGAGTACTATTGCAGCTCTTGCAATAAAAAAATATATAAATGAAAGAGGAAATTATAATACTCCTTATTTGTGGATTGCTGATGGACTTATGTATAAATGTTATAAAAACCAAATTCCAGGTAGCAAGATTGAGACTGAAGGATTAAGAAGAGTATTAAAATCAATTGCAACTAGAGCAAAAGTTGAAAATGTTCATCCTCATAGATTCAGAAGAACATTTGCAACAATGGCACTAAAGAAAGGAATGGACGTTGAAGAAATTCAACAAGTTTTAGGACATCAGAACATAAATACAACTATGATTTATGTTAATGTTGATAAATCTAGTGTAAAAGAAAAATATAAAAATATAGTTGGTGGTTAAAATGGAAACAATATCTTTAAAAAATGATACTTTTTTAAGAGATTACATAAAAAATAATCTCATGAAAAAACATAAAACATTAGGTCAGAGATTACAAATAGATGCTTCAGATATTAAAGAGTTACAAAAAGAATTGTTTTGTGAATTATTTGATAATTATGGAATTTATGAAATAGATAAGGTAGCTAATGAAATGGGTTATCCATACGATAGCATATTTATAAAAAAAATGCTTGAATGTGAAGCTGATAAAATTATTGAAGAAAGAAGAGATAAGGAGTTTGAACAACAATATATAATAGAACATTTGAAAGAAAAATCTTCTGTCTTAGCTAAAAAATTATTTCTTTCAATAGAAGAGGTAAGGAATGTTAAAAAGAAATTTTTAGAAAATTTAATTTTAACATATCCTTTATTACATTACTCTAAATTAGCTGAGAAAGTAAATTGTACTCATTCAAAATTTAGTAGAATATGTAGAGAATGTAGAATAAATTTAATTGGTGATATAAAAATAGCAAGAGATAATTCTGTAAATTTAATTGAATTAAAATTGAAAATACAAGAAGGTTTTACTTTTGATAGATTAAAAAAATATTTTGGTTTAGGAAATGATAGACTTAAAAGAATTTTAGAACAAAATAAATTAGAACTTTTAAATAAAAGAAAAGTACTTAGTGAAGAAGATAAAGAAAACATAGTTATAGATTATAACAATGGTGTTTCTATAGCCAAAATAATGGAAAAGTATCACACAAGTGAAAGTAGAATAAAAAAAATTTTAACTGCCAGATGTATTTTTGATAAAAAAAATTATGAATTAAATGATGCTGAAATAGAATTTTTAAAAGAGAATGCTCCTAATATGACATTGAAAGAACTATCAATGAAACTAGGGAGAAAAGGAAGTACATTAAGAACAATCCTGGGAATTTTAAAAATAAAGTATAAAGCAAGAAACTGTAAAGGTGAACTTTGGGAATGGAAAGGTTTTAATTGATAAGGAGAACTAAAAAATGAAAAATACATTAAATGATTTAAATAATTACTTATTTGCACAAATTGAAAGATTAGATGAAGAAGATATTAGTGAAGAAAAGTTACATACTGAAATTCTTAGAGCAAAAGCTATAGTTGGAGTTGCTACTGCGATTATAAATAATGCGGATGTTGCAATCCAAGCTATTAAAATAAAAGAAAGTGGAATCACTGAAAATATGAAATTACCTAAAATGTTAGAGGTATAAAATGAGAAGAAAATTTAAAACAATAGAGTTTGAATTCTTAAGAAGCTTCAAAGGTACTAAAAATAAAAATGAATTATTAGAATTATTTAATAATAATTTTGAAAAAATAACTTTAAATCAGTTAGAGCCTTTGCTTCACAGATACAAAATACCTTTTAAAAAATTACCTTCTTATACTTTTAAAAAAGGACACACTCCCTGGAATAAAGGTAAGAAAACAGGAATAAGACCTCCTAACCTTTTCAAAAAAGGAAATGTAACCTGGAATACAAGAAAGCTTTATTCAGAAAGAATTGATAGAGATGGTTATACCTATATAAAACTAATAAATAAAAAGAAATGGAAGTTAAAACATAGATGGATTTGGGAACAAAAATATGGAGAAATTCCAGTAGATCATGTAATAATTTTTGCTGATGGGAATAAAGAAAATTTTGATATAAAAAATTTGCTTCTGGTTTCCAGGAAAGAATTAGCTGTTTTAAATAAAAATAAGCTTATTAAAAATGATGCTGAATTAACAAATGTAGGATTAAATATAGCTAAAGTTAAAATTGCTATTTCAAAAAAAATAAATAAAAAGCAGGAGAAAAAAGATGATTAAATACAAAGGAACAATGGAAGTCCTTCAAGATAATTCAAAAAGAACAGTGAAGTTTGAAATAAATACAGAATATTTAATGACAGAAAATGAATTAGAAGAGTTTGAAAGAAACTTCAAAAATGATTTTATGAGAACACATAATGGAAAGATAGAAATATTAAATTTTTTTATAGGAGTTGATTAAATATGAATAGAGACATAAAATTTAGAGCTTGGGTAAAAGATAGAAAAGCAATATTTGAAGTTATTTTAATTGATTATGTAAGTAAAAAGATAACTTATTTACTTGAAAGAGTTGGACATTTGTTAAGTATAAGACACGAGAAATTTAATGATATTGAACTTATGCAATACTCAGGATTAACTGACATGATGGAAAAAGAAATTTATGAAGGAGATATTCTTTTTGAAAGTTTTGGAGAAAGATATTACAAAGTTGTTTTTGAAAATGGAAGTTTTAGAGCAGAATTTGAGGGAGAATTTGAAGAGCATTCTTTTGATTTAATTGATGTTGTCGCACAAGGTTGTAAAATAGTTGGAAATATTTATGAAAACCCCGAACTATTGAAGGTGATAGGATAAGTGGAAAATATTCAAAGAAAGATTTAGATGAAGCTATAATACATTGTCAAAACAAAATAAAAGAACTTGAATGTAAAGAAGAACATAGGAAATTATATTGTAAAACTTGTATAGAAAAAAGGAGTGATGGAAATGTGGAGGTGTAAAAAATGTGGTTGTAATATATTTTATCAGACTTTTAGAGGGATTTTTTCTATTCTAAAAGCAGATAAAAATCAAGAACCTATTGAAGCTGATAATAATATTTTAAAATATAGTAAATTTTATTGTGATAAATGTAAAAAGTCAGGTTGGACATTAGATGAAATAGCTGAATGGGTGGAAGAAGATGACAAAAATATATAAACTTGTAATATTTTTTCAAGAGAAAAAGACTTTAACAAGAGCTTTCATTGGCAAAGATTATGCTTGTATTAATGGAGAAAATACAAAATGTACAACAACAACTTACAATAAATGTTATGAAAAATATTTTATAGGTACAAGCAAAGAAAAATTATTACAGAAACTTGAAACATATAAAAAAAGAAATGCTTTCAGAGATTATATTTTAGAAAAGATAAAAATTGATGAATTAATAGAATTATAAGGAAGTGAAATAATGGAAATCAAAAAACCTGAAAATTTTAAAGATATATTAAAATTACAAGAAAATTTAGATAATAATATTAATAGTGTTAGAACTAGAACTTTTGAAGATATTCAAATGTCATTAATTGCTGAATGTGTTGAGTTTAATGAGGAGACTATGCTTTCTCATAAAACTTGGAAAGTTAAGCCTTACAATAAAGAAAAAGAATTAGAAGAACTAACTGATATTTATTTTTTCTTTGCTCAATTATTAAATTACCTTGATGATGAAAAAAATAAAGAATTAAAATATGTTATTTGTTATTCTTTTGATGAGCAATATATCAGCACATATGAACCACACCTTTTAAAATTTATTCATTATGTTTATACTGAAAAACTCGCAATAGCCATGGATGAATTGAATGCTATTACATATCAACATAATTACACAACACAAAATATCTTAGATTGTTATTGGGAAAAGTGGCAAAAAAATATGAAAAGAATAGGCAAAGAATGGAATTAGGTGATAAAAATGACAACACAAGAAATGAGAACATCATTAGAAAAAGAATTAGAGAAGCTTCCTTTTTTTATATCAACAAAAGATACAGCTGATTTTTTAGGAATTAGTAAAAGTAGTGTCTTAAAGAAGACTGAAACTGGAGAATTAAAATCTATAAGAAATGGAAGATTAATTAAAATACCAAAGGAATGCCTAATTGAATATGTATTAAATGCAATGTAAGAAAATAGCATATTGACATTTTTTAATAGTTGACCGATAATTCTTTATCGGTAGCTATTAAAAAAAGATGAAGGAGGAATCTTGTATACATCAAGCTACACTAGAAAAAGAGGTAAGTTTTACCATTTAGTTTTTGAATATATAAAAAATAAGAAAAAAACTGTAAAATCAAAGTCATCTAAAACTGATAATGAAGAATTAGCTGAAGAAATGTTAAAAGTTTTTGAAGAAGAATGTAGAAAGTTTTTTGGAATATCTGAAGATAAAAAAGTTGGCAGCAGGAAAAGCGTCTTTACAAAAGTGGACCAGGATGTAAACCTTTTTGATAAAGAAATTAGCTTCTGTAATTTCATTTTAGGATATGTAAAAATGAGATTTAAAACTATTGATGATGCTACATACTCATCTTATCTATCAAATACAAAGATATCTATATTACCTTACTTTTTTAAAGAAAATAAAAAATTAAAGGATATAAATACATTTGATATCCAGAAGTACTATTTTCATGAATTAAATGTAAGAGGAGTTTCTGCTAATACTGTTATTCATTATCATAATCTTTTAAGTTTAACATTTAAATATGCTCAAAAAATAGGAGTAATTAATATAAATCCTATGTTGAATGTTGAAAAACCTAAAAAGGTTAGGTATATTGCAAAAGTTTATAATCATGAACAAATAAAAGAAATGCTTGAAATCTTAAAAAGAGAAGATAAAGCATTGTACTTAGGAGTAGTTATAACTAGCTTCTTTGGTTTAAGAAGAAGTGAATTACTAGGTTTAAAGTGGTCAGCTATAAATTTTGCAGATAATACAATGAGTATTATTCATACTGTCACAGAGACTAACTTAAATGGTAAAAATGTTTTAATAAAAAAAGATAAGACAAAAAGTACAGCTGGTTTAAGAAGTTTTGTTTTACCTGGATCTATAAAAGAGATGCTTCTGGAGTTAAAAGAAGAGCAAAAAAGAAATAAAGAAAGACTAGGTAAAGGTTATTATAAAAAAGATGAAGAATATGTTTATGTTAATGAAGGTGGAGAGTTACACAAACCTAAGTTCTTGACTAATGGTTTTAGGAAGTTCTTAGCAAAACATAATTTAACACATATTAGGTTTCATGATTTAAGACATAGCTGTGCAACAATATTATGTGAAAGTAATGTAAATGTGAAAGACATTCAAATGTTCTTAGGACACAGCAGTGCTAAAACTACAATGGATATATATGTACATCAGATGAATAAGAGTAATTTATCAACAGTATCTATAATTAATGAAAAAATAGGTATCTGATAAACTTACTAAGTCAATCAAAATAAAAAAAGTTACCATTAAAACTAATGGTAACCCAGATATTTATGTATTTTGTTTGACTTTTGACCCTGTCAAAACCTGTCAAAATATTTTTTTGAGTACCGCTAATACTCAATAAATCAATGTTATATGGCGGTGAGAGAGGGATTTGAACCCTCGGTACCGAAACGGTACTCTGACTTAGCAGGTCAGTGCATTAGGCCACTCTGCCATCTCACCAAACTTACCAATATTCTTAATGCTGGAAGGTTATTTTTACATAACCTTCCAGCATTAGTTATAATATCATACTTGTTATAGTTTTGTCAAGAAAAATTATAATGCAGATTTAGCAGTTTCTACTAATTTTGTGAATTCAGCAGCATTGTTTAAAGCTATATCAGCAAGAACTTTTCTATCTAATTCAATTCCAGCCTTTTTAAGACCATTTATTAATACAGAATAAGAAACTCCATTCATTCTTGCAGCAGAGTTTATTCTTGTAATCCATAATTGTCTCATTTTTCTCTTATTAACTTTTCTATCTCTTGTAGAATAAGCCATTGCTTTTCTTGTTGCTTGTTTAGCTTGTTTAAAAGCGTCACCAGAAGCACCTCTGAATCCTTTAGCAGCTTTCAATACTCTTTTATGTCTTTTTCTTCTTATAATTCCAGTTTTAACTCTCATCTTCTACTCCTCCTAACGAATAAATGCTTAATTAATTATCTTCCTTCTCCATAAGGTAATAGCCCTTGCATATGTCTCTTGTAAGTTTCAGTAACCACAGCATCTTTCTTTAAGTGGTTCTTTCTTTTTCTATCTTTCTTAGTTAAAATATGGCTTTTTCCTGAGTGTTTAATAACAAATTTCCCAGTTCCAGTTACCTTAATTCTTTTTTTAGCTCCTCTGTGAGTTTTCATCTTTGGCATATTTATTCCTCCTTATTATCCTATAATCAATACATCTTGCTAATTTCTAAAAAATATGTAAATTTAAAATTATTACTTCGCCTTTTTAGGTGATAAGATTAAATGTTTTTGTTTATCAGCATATTTTTTCTCTACTTCAGCAGTTTCGGCAAATTTCTCAGCTATTTCATCCAGTGTCGTAACTCCTAAATTAGCATGCATCTTTTCTCTACCAAATAACACTAAAGTTATCTTTACTTTATTTTCTTTTTCTAAGAACTTATTAACTTGATTAAGCTTAGTTTCTAAATCATGGCTATCGATTCTTGCTGTTACTTTAATTTCCTTAACAACAACCTGCTTTTGATTCTTCTTAGCTTCTTTCAGTTTTCTAGTTTGCTCATACTTGTATTTACTATAATCCATTATTTTACAAACTGGTGGATTTGCTCCTGGAGCAATCTCTACTAAATCATACCCTTGTGATGAAGCTAAATTTAAAGCTTGTTCTGCACTCATAATTCCTAATTGTTCCCCGTCAAAAGAAATAATTCTGAATTCCTTCCCTCTAATCTTTTCGTTTATTCTAGTCTTATCAGAAATAACACTACACCTCCATTGAAAAAAATAAAACAGGCAAAAGCCTGTTCTAAATACAACATAAAAAATTAATATAAAAATTAATTTATTGATTTATATACTATTGAAACCCGATGAAGACTTAAAGTCCATAAGGTGAGAAACAGGCTTGCTTCTACTTTTACATTATTTTTTAATTTAATACTTAGTAAGTATACTGTATTTTTTTTTAAATGTCAAGATTTTTTTTAAGACTTTCTTATGTTATTATTTTGTTCTTCGTCTTTCTTTTGCATTTTTGCCATTTTTCTTTTATTCCAAAAATATCCTATTGCTATGAAAATAATAAATCCTGTCATGAATATCCAATACATAACTAAATATTTTCTTGACCATTCTTCTGTTAATATATTTTTTAGAAGATCTGTAAAAACATATGAGAATGTTGTATCTGGATAATTTTCTAAAATAGTTTTCGTCCAAATAAAGACTTCAGAAATATAAACAGATACATAAGAAACTATTATCGAAAGAGCAACTGCAAACTTGCTTATATCTTTACTTTCTGTTCCTTTAAATTTGCTAAATCTTGTTTTTTTAGTTTTAACTAATTCATCAGGATTAGTAGACCAACTATCTTCATTATTTACTTGTTTTTCTTTAGATTTTTCTAACATATTATCTACAAATGTAGCACAACCTATTGGAATACCTAATGCTATAAATGCAACATAGATAGAACTCCAATTAAGTATTCCAAATATATATAGTATAAGTGTTGTAAGTAAAAACACTACAAACATTGCTATTGACATTTTTAATTTGTTTTCTTCTTTTTTAAATTCAAAACCTCTTACTTGTGACAAAATTTTCAACTCCTTTTATTTTTTTCCTAATGTTGAGACTATAAGTTCCAATAAATTTGGTCTGTGTATTAGAGCAGTTGGCCCTAAGCTTAAAATATTTGTTCCATCTTGCTCTCTAACTATTATATTTCCTAGATTTACAAAAATTTTATATTTATCCCATTCATAAACTTCATTGTCAAAAGTTATGCTTTCTCTAGTAACTGTTATCTTCATAGCTTGTTCTAATTTTTTCTTCATATAATTTTTTCTACCAAAGGCTATTATTTTCTTTTTAGGATCATTGAATAAGAATTCAAGTTTTTCATTATTTTCAAGTTGCTTCATAGCTTTTGGATAATTTATATTTACAAAATCTTGTTGAAATAAATCAAAACCATTAGTAGGGTAACCTTGTCCTGGTATAGCTTTCCATTCTCCCTCATTATTTGTATATCTTATTTCTAAGAACTCTTTTCCTTTTACAAGACCAGGTATAAAAAAGTAATCCATTTTTTCATAATAAATAAAGGCTCCATTTTTACCACGTGTAAAACCTTCATCATAGAAATAAAATTTAGGGAAAGTTTTTATTAATATATAAGGAAGTAGTAAAAAAAGTAGTATAAAAAAATTAATTGCAACTATACCTAAAACATAACCTGTTCCTGTTGCTGAATACCCTCTTTCAAAATCCTTAACAAAAAATTTATTTACACTAAATAGAGCATAACAAGCTAGTATTAAACAACTATATAAGATAAAATTTAATCTAAAACTTCTCCCTACAATTTTTTTTGCCTTTCCATTGTTCTCCATTTTATCACTCCCGTCTATATTTTTTTATTTTAATCTCTTTTTCTATATATTCTAGGTGAAACTAGAATTAAAAGTGGTATTATTTCCAAACGTCCTAACAACATTCCTAAAGATAAAATAAACTTTAAGAATGGTGAGAATATTGAAAAGTTTGATGTAGGCCCTGTAGCATCAAGACCTGGTCCTATATTATTGAATGTTCCAAAAACTGAACCTACAGCTGTTAAAAAAGTATCTGATTCTAAAGATGTAATTAAAAGTAAAATAAGAGTTGTAAAAGAGTAAAGTATAAAGTAACTGTCAATTCCATCTAGCATTTCTTTATCTAAAGTTTTTCCTTCAAAATTAATATTTACAACCTTATTAGGATGACCTATTTTTTTGAATTCTCTAACAACTTTTTTAGCTAGTATAACCACTCTTGAAACTTTAAAACCTCCTGCTGTTGATCCTGCACAACCTCCAGAAAACATCAAGAATAAAATAAGAGTTTTTGAGAAAGTTGGCCAAGTATTAAAGTCAACAGTTGAATAACCTGTTGTGGTTATAACTGAGGTTACTGTAAAGAATACATCTCTTATCAGTCTTGAAATAGATGTGTAAGTTGGATAAATATTTACACAGATAAGAGCTGTTATTCCAAAAATTATAAGAAGATAGTATTTGGCTTCCTCACTTTTAAAAATTTGTTTAATATTTCCTAAAAGTAAAAGATAAAATAAGTTGAAGTTAAGTCCAAAAACTAACATTCCTACCGAAATAACATAGTCTATATAGGCACTGTTATAATAACCTATACTTGTATTTTTAGAACTAAATCCACCTGTTCCTGCTGTTCCAAAGGCATGTATACAAGCATCATAGAAAGACATACCTCCAGCTAACAATAAAATTATCATAATTATAGTCATAACAATGTAGATTATATAAAGTATTCTTGAATTATAACTCATTTTTGCAACAAGTTTTCCAACAGTTGGACCTGGAACTTCTGCTCTCATGATATGTAGAGCTTGGTTATTTCCCTTAGGTAATATAGCTAAAACTAAGACTAAGACTCCCATACCTCCAACAAGATGGGTAAAACTTCTCCAAAATATAATGGACTTATTTAGACTTTCAACTTCGGGTAATATTGTAGCTCCTGTTGTTGTAAATCCACTTACACTTTCAAAAAAAGCATCTATCATATTTGGGATATCTCCACTTATTACAAAGGGTAGGGCTCCAAAAAATGAAATCAACAACCAAGATAAAGCAACTATAACCAAACCTTCCTTAGAAAAGAAAGATTGATTTTCTGGTGCTTTATTTGATAGAAAATAGCTTGAAATCCCTAAAATAATTATAGGAATTATATAAGCCATTGAAAGTTTTAAACCTTCTTGATAATAGACACTTACAGCAAGTGGAAATAAAAGTAAGAACATCATTAATTTAAATAAATTTGATATAACATAAGATATAATTCTGGTATTCATTTTTTACTTCCTTTTATTTTTTTCAATCAATTTATCTGACATTTCTATAAGAGTTTCAACATCTATTAAAGAAAACTTTTCTTCAAAAGATAGCTTATCATACTCTTCTCTTGAAATGCCTTTTTTTTCTAGCATATTAATAGGTGAGATTCCCATATTTTTATCACTAGGAAATGGTAGCCATTCTTTTAATTCTGCTGAAGGATTAAATACAGCAAATGATGGTATTCCAACTCCTTGAGCTAAGTGTCTTGCTCCACCTTCATTTCCTATATAGTAATCACAATTTTCAAAAAATGGTACTAAATCCTTTATTGTAGGAGTTTCTATAGAAGAGAATATATTTTTATTATCTCCTAGTTCTTTATGTATTTTTTGTATTTCATCTTTTTGATCAGCTGAATAGAAAAATATTATTTGTGCTGAATATTTATCAATGAGATGTTGCACAAGAATTTTCATTTTCTCAATAGGATAAATTTTGCTCATTACTCTAGAATATATTGAGAAGGCAACAATAGGTTTTGAAAAATCTACTCCTGCTTCTATCATTTTTTTTCTATATTTTTCTTTTTCCTCTGGTTTTGCAAAAAATTTGAAGTCATAATCTCTTTTCACATCAAAACCTGCTTCTTCTAAAGGTGGAAGAAGTTGATTCAAAAATTTATCTACTTTATTTAGAGAATCTTTTTCTTTCATCTTATAATTGTAAAAAAATCCTCTTTTCTTTTTATATCTACCTATTCTAAAAGGAGTTTTTCTTGAAAACATACAGAATAACTCACTTTTTGGAGTA